GCAGAGTTGGCCAGACGAAGCAAAACATCAACATTACCTGCTGCAGAAACAGTTGGTGGTGTGATTGATAGATATGGAATTGCTCTATTAAGAAATGCTATTGTTGCAGCCAGAGCTTGGGCATACCCAACTGCTTTGTCTAACACATATCTTATTGAAGGTAAACCAATTCTTAAAGATCAATTTAATCCTATGAGAACTGAAGTTAATTCACAGGAAGCAGAATGTGTTTGTAATTGTAATTATGCTTGCACATGTCAATGCAATTATGCTTGCACATGTCAATGCAATTATGCTTGCACATGTCAATGCAATTATGTCTGCACATGTCAATGCAATTATGCCTGCACATGTCAATGCAATTATGCTTGCACATGTCAATGCAATTATGCTTGCACATGTAATTGTAACTATTGTACTTGTAATTGTAATTATTGCACATGTAATTGTAACTATACTTGCACATGTAATTGTGCATATTCGGATAGAAGATTAAAAACTGAAATTGAATATATGTAAGAAAATAAAATTTTATTATGGAACATATTATAAATAATATAGTAAAATTTTATTGGAGATGATAATGATTTTAATTAGTGGCCCTTGTGTAATTGAGAATAAACAAATATTGAATGATATAGCTGAAAACATTATTAAACATATTATTGACCATAATGAAATAGACTTTTATTTTAAAGCATCTTGTATTAAAGATAATAGAACCAACAACAATAATTTTAGGGGTGTTGGTTTTGAAAAAGGTATTAGATATCTACTTGATATTAAACAGCAGTATGGGGTCAAGATAACAACTGATTTCCATACTGCTGATCAAGTTAAAGAATATGCTAAGTATGTAGATTTAATTCAAATTCCTGCATTCTTAGCAATGCAATCATCTTTATTAGATGAAGTTGCTAAATTTAATATTCCAATTAATATAAAGAAACCACAGTTTTTGAATCCTCATAATATTAAAAACCCTGTGAATAAAATAAAAGACCAAAATAAAAATGCTATTGTGTATGCAACTGACAGAGGAACTAAATTTGGATATGATGAAGTAATATTTGATCCAAGACATATCCCTGCAATGAAAGAAACTGGTGTGTGTGATAAAATTATAGTTGATATAACACACCCACAAAATCATTCTAAAATGTATAATAGAGATTATGCTTATTCTTTAGGTATGGCATCTATTGCAGCAGGGGCTGATGGTTTATTTATGGAAACTCATATTGATCCTTCTAAAGCTTTATGTGATGGTGATTCTCAATTAACTATTCCAGATTTTGTAAATTATATAAATAAATTTATTGAACTAGATAAAATAATAAAATGTTAAATACAAATGAAGTGAGAATAGAAACTTGCACTAAATGTAATTATTCTTGTATATTTTGTCCTCATTCAACTAAGTTTGAAAGAGAAAAAATATTAATGGATTATAATACATTTGAAGTAATTGTTAATAAAATAAAAGATGAATTACCTAATATCACTGATATTACAATTTCAGGATTTGGTGAGGCATTTTTAGATTTTAATATTATAAGTAAAATAAAATTATGTAGAACTCTTGGATATAAAGTTCATATATTAACTAACGGTTCTTTATTAAATAAACATTATATCAATATGATTAATGAATACCAGGTAGATGACATTAGAATAAGTTTACATGCAGTTGAAGAAAAACCTTATAGAAAAATAACGAAAAGTAAAGATTTAAAAATAGTTTTAGATAATATAGATAATATAATTAATAAAACTAATTTAAATCTTATATTAACTTTTGATATTGTAAAAGGTATCAATGAAGATCAAGTTGAAAAAGCCAAAGACAAATATAGTAATAGTGTTATAATTGAAGCATGGAAACCTCATAATTGGGTTAATGCCTTTACATATAGAAAAGGCGATTCTGTAAAATCCACATGTGGGAGACCATGGAAGAGTCCATATCAAATTCAAGTTGATGGAACAGTTAATATGTGTTGTTTTGATTATAATGGTAAGTTGTTATTAGGAAATTTTTTAAATCAAACAATGAAGGAGATATTCAATGGACAAGAGTATTTAAATCTTAAAAAACATCATGAAAACGGAACTTTAGATACAAGTTCATATATTTGTAAAAATTGTGATCAAAGAAAAGATCAATCTGATATAATTATATATAATAATAAGTTTAAATCTAAAGATAGATTAAATAGAACATCTACTACTTATAAAAAAATATGAAAAATATAATAAACAAATAGAACTTTTTCTTATTAAAGCAATACAATATTCTAATATTAATTTATTATTTACTAATCTTTATTTTTTTAAAGATAAAAAATTCATTTATTAATACATTTATATAATTATAAACAATGTTTCAAGTATTACAAAAACTATAACAAGGAATTATTAATTTTTGAAAAAATTATTTACGAGCATAGTTATTTAGATGATATTCTTCATATTTCTAATTTCCCATCTAAAAGATATAATTGTTATATAAATAATATAGATTTAGAAAAAGCAAAAAAAAGGAATTACAAAGGAAATTGAATTAAAACAAGATTTTGAAATTTTAGAAAATGAATTAAAAGATGAAATGACCTTTTTAGGTTACACCTCAACAATTGAAATAAATAATATTATTAAGGAGATTTATGGAGGTTGTAGCCCTGATACGTGGTAATATTCATAGTGGAAAAACTATGATTACAAAAATATTAGAAAAAAATTATATTAATTGTATAATGCATAATCAATATAATTTTGTAAATAATTTTGATAATATGGAAATGATATTTTGGAATTTAAAAAGAATAGTTAAACAGAATAAATCAAATATAGAATTACAGGAATTTTTTTCTAATATATTAAACAATATATTTCTTAGGGGTGAGTTTAAACATAACAGAACTAAAACAATAGAACATAAAATAGATATAATTGAAAAATTTAATTTACATAAACATATAAGTTTGATTAATATATTTATATTTAGAGATCCTAGAATAAGTTGGTTATTAAATAATGATTATAAAAAAGAGCAAATATATGATTTTATAATAATTTATAAAAATAAATTTAAAAGATATATTAACAATCAACAACAATATACTTTAATTATCTTTGAAAAATTTACTATTGAATATAAAAAAATAATGAAAAATATTTTAAAAATTCATAATAAAAAAACTATTATAGAATTACCATCACCAAGATATAATTATTTTTTAAATTATATAGATTTAGAAATAATGAAACAATGTATAATAACTAAAAAAGGATTAACTGATGATTTTAAAATTTTAGAAGATAAATTAAAAGATGAAATGAATTTTTTAGGTTATAATTCACCAATTGAAATAAAAAATATTATTAAGGAGAGTTATGAAGTATTTAATTGATACTGCTGATCAAATTGAAATTTACAAATGGAAAAATATAGTAGTTGGGGCGACAAGTAATCCTTCAATATTAAGAAAATGTAATATGACTGCTGAAAAATTTTATGAGAATAACAAAGATAATTTCGATAGCATATTCATACAAGTTCAAACACTTGATGAAGCAAGAAGTTTTAAAAATACTGCTAAAATTGTATTTAAGGCTCCTCTATTAATAACGAAAGATTTTAATGGTTGGGTATTATTAAAACAATTAAAAGATGCTGGGTTTAGAACTTGTGCTACTATAACATATGATCTTACTCAATTTAATTATGCCTGCGAACTTGGTTGTAATTTTAGTATAGTATTGATTGCAAAAAATGAAAATAAATTCTTTCTTGATGAATGTGTTAATCTAAAAGAAAGAAATAATTATAAAACAAAAATAATTGCGGCAAGTTTTAGATCCATAGATGATGTAAATGATGCTATAGATGGTGGTGCTGATTATGTAACTGTTCCCCCAAAATATATGGATGGACTATTTGCAAATGAAGCTGCTATTGTAGACTATAATAAATTTTATGGAATAGAATAAAAATATGAAATCTGTAGCAATAATACCTGCAAGGGTAAAATCATCAAGATTCCCGAATAAAATTCTTCATAATTTTGATGGAAAAAGAATAATAGATAAAGTTATAAATAATGTTAATAAATTAGATTTTGTTGATGATATAATTATTGCTACAGATGACATAATGTTAGGAAAAGAATTAAAATCAATACATAGTTGTGTTAGTGATTATCATATAACTGATGCATGTTGTGGAACTCATAGAGTATTTAAATATTATGAGAAAAATCCAGGTTATGATTACTACATAAGTATTCCATCTGATGAAGTTGCTTTAAACCCAAAAGAAATAAATAAAACTATTTCAAATATTAAAATTGATTATAATGAAATAACATCTTTCTATACTAAATTTTATTGTAAAGAAGATTTACATAGTTGTTTATCATGTAAAATAGTTACAACCGAATTAGATTATATGGTTTACAATTCAAGAACAATTGTACCTGTTAAAAAAGATGGTAGTATATTTAATCTTGACTATTATAAAAAACATGTAGGGATTTTTATTTTTCCAAAAGAAATTTTTGAAACATATGGAGAAAGTTTATGGAAACATACAACTGATATTGAATCTCTGGAACAAAATAGATTTCTTCAAAGAAAAGTTAATATAAAAATGTATGAAACAAATCATATTGGATTTGGGATAGATGTTAAATCCCAAATTAAAAAGTTAGAGGAAAGAATAAAATGTCAAAAATAATCGGGTTACTTACTACAACTGATAGTGGTAAAAGTCTTTTACAAGATTATTTTAGAAAAAATTTTAAAAATCAAATGTATGAAAGTACTAATCATGGTCCTGGCCAAATAACTGATTCTTTAAAAACCATAGATAAATCTAAACTAGAAGATAGAAATGTTGTATTAGATTTAATTAAAAAACATGGTTGTGATACTTTATTATTTGATTGGGTTAAAAAACAATTTAATAATAAATCAATGAAGAATATGTTTAAAGAACACATTACAGATAAAAAAATGATTTTTGTTTTTGTTAGACCAATAGACTTTGATCATTATTGTGATCATGGAGTTTATGTCGCCAGAGATGTTAGACCGAGGTGGGCTGTTAGTCAACATAGAAAACTTGGAGTTGAAGGCTATGCCGGGATACTTCAAAATTTTTTTACAATGTATGATCAATTATCTGATAAATCAAAAGTGATGGAAATAATTTTTGAGGATTTGATTGAAAATCCAAAAGTTATATTAAATAAAATTATTGATAAATTTGGATTTATAAAAGAAAGAGAATTTGTAGAATCAACTAAACAATATAATAAATGGTTAACAGAAATTGATTTAAAAAACATTAGAACATATGTTGAAGATGGTCAATTATTAAAACAAGAAGAACTGGATTACTTATCAGAATTTTTTGCTGATTATAATAAAAAATTTGGTTATCCAGAACAAATGCTAATATCAGATATCTATCCAGAAACTTTAGTTGATGATATTAATAATTATTTAAAAAGGAAATCTTAAATATGTCTTTGAAAATTGTGAATGAATTGAAACCTGTCACCTTCAAATATAATGAACATATTAAAAATGATGATGGTAAAACCCATATGGGATTTATAGCACAAGATTTGTTAGAGCAATTTGGCGATCAATATGCTATAGTGGTAGAAAATAAAGAAAATAAATATTTGATGATTAGGCATAACGAATTGATTGCACCACTTGTTAAAGCGGTACAAGAACTATCATTACAAGTCGATAATTTACAAAAACAAATAAATACAAATAATTAGGAGATGACAAATGAGTAAACATCTTTTTATCATTAATGATGACGGAAATGAATATCAAATTACAGGCGCTAGAATTGAGGTTGATACATTTGTAGTAGATACATCATTGTATTACGAAACCTCGGCAGAGGATTTCTATTATTATGTACAACAATTGCTTGAAGCTGGAGCAATTATTAAATATTCAAAAGAATTAACTTATGCCTCAGGAATTATTAATTTTAATTCTGGTAGTATTATTTTAAAAGCTGTTATAGAAGGAGATGCTGGTAATGGAATTACAGTTACAATTACAAATCCAGAAGTAGCATCATCTGCTTTAGCAGTTAGCGTTACTGCTCATGATATTAATATCTCATTAGCTACTGATGAATCTTCTACTGTAATATCAACAATACAAGAAGTTTCAGATGCTATTAATACTAATGTTTCTGCTAATGTTTTATTATCAACAGTTGCTGATTCTGGGGGTTCCTTTATATCAAATGATGTATCTATAGTATCTTTAACTGGTGGTGGAACTATTACTAATTTAGAACAAGATGATTTAATGATTACTAATATTGATAGTCTTGAAGCATATAAATCTAGATATAGAACTATAGGAAAACATCTATTAAAACAATATTGTGATTTTACATTGCAATTTGATTTCTTTGAATTTTCTATTTTAAATAACAAATTAATAGATGCTGGTTATATTATTACTGATATTAATAGGGAAGAAAAATATCTTGAAATCATTAATACTGGAGATAGTGTTTTAATTAGTAATTTAGAAACATATCTCGAAGTTAAAGATAGGATTTCTATTCATACACATCACTATAACAATTATATTACTTATAAAGATAATGTTAATTTATGTTCTAGTGCAATTGAAGTTGATGCCGCATATTCTGTGTATTCTTCTCTATATCAATAAACATTGAAAAAATATTTATTAATTGCTCATAATTATGAATATCTAAAAAGAGGCGCTCATCTTACTTCAATAAGATTAGCAAAACAATATCCTGAGTATCTAGATTATAAAATTGATCTAGATGCTCAGAATCTTGAAGAATTAAATGAACAATATAAAAGATTGATATTCATAACACAAGTGCCTAGTTGTTATAATTTAAATTTAAAATTTAATCGCTTAAAAAATTTAAATTATATATTCATGTTAAGAGGTACCAGGAATCCGTTAATTTACAATTCTAGTAATAATGGATTTCATTATTATAGATCTTATAAAAATATAAAATATTTTATTCCTTTCATTACAGATTTTCAAATTCCTAATGAAACTAAAAAAACATGTATTGGTTTTTATGTTCGTAGAAATATAACACCAGATTCATTAGCGTATACCAAAGACTTCTTAAATAATTTAAAATATCCAACTGATATATATGTAATGGGGGATCCTACTCCAGAATTTGAAAAAATAAAAAATGTCAAAAGTTATACTCACACATATGATCAATTTAAATTTTTCTCTAATATTAGTCATTATATTTATCCAACATCTATAGTACATAATGATCCGTTTCCAAATAGTGTGTTGGAGGCAGTTCAATGTAATAAACAAATTATATTTCCAGCTCTTCCTAATAGAGTTCATAAAGATGGTATAGATGATATTAAGGATTGTATTAAATGGCATGAAACATATACCCCAGACAAAGAATTTGATAACTCAAAATGTATATTGATTAGTTCTAATTTTAAAAAATTTTATTTAAAATTATTTGATAATAATTTTGAATATAGTTTTGATAGAACTAAATATAATAAATTTGATAAATGGATTGAAAAAGAAGGAGATATATAAAATTGTTAAATAAAGATATAGTGTTATACACTAAGACTAATAATGTTTTTTCTAACGATTGTTTAACCATATTTTGGACAATGACTAATGCATGTAATTATAATTGTTTTTATTGTTCAGCAAATCCAAGAAATTTATTTCATCCTAAAGAAAAACTTATTTATAATATTATTGATTTTATTTTTAAATTACCAAATAAAAATATAGAACTAACTTTAAGTGGAGGAGAAATAACAGCAATTCCAAATATTTTAGAATATTTTAAATATATAGTTAAAAAAACAAAATCAACAAATAAAAAAATATCTATAAGTATGCTTTCAAATTTTAAAAAATCTAATAAATTTTATGAAGATATATTTGAAATAACAAAACCTCTTGAAATTGTTAGAATGTATTTTAGTTTTCATAGAGAATTTGTTTCATCTGATATTTTTATGCCAAAATATATTGAAATTGAATCTAAATATAAAGATAATATATTGCCCATGGGGTATATGATTCATAACAAAAATTGCATTGGTATTTTTAGAGATAATATAAAAAAATACCCAGAAATAAAATATAAAATAATGCCTATATTTGGATCAAATTTATTAGAAAATGAAAATTTACCAATGACAAATAATCCAATTTCTAACATAGTTTATGTTTATTACAAAAATAATCAATATTATTACAAATTAAATAATGACCCCAAAATTATAACACGGGGATTAATATGTCCATCATTTTCAAAAGTTTTTTCAATTGATTTTAAGGGTTATATAAATAATTGTATAACAATGGAAAATAAAAAAAATTTACATTTTTTAAAAAAAGATATATTTGAAATATTAAAAAATAAAAAATATATAATATGTAATGAGAATAATTGTTTATGTCATCCAGAAATTCCAAAGATAAAAAATGATCCAATTCATAAGTTTTTATTAGATGTTGATTTTAACTATATTAAAAATAATTTTACAGAAATAAAATGAACTCAATAATTTATTACAATATAAAAAATTATATAAATGGTTCCATTATAGATATTTAAAATAATAAGGAAACTAATATGATTGAAGGTACTTATTTAAACATAGGCCCAGCAAAAAATGGAACAACTAGTTTTTTTAAAATGTTGAGTAATCATCCTCAAATACATCCTTCTAAAGTTAAAGAACCTGGGTGGTTTGGTTATAATATAAATGAAAATTATAATAAGTTTTTAGAGCTTTGGGATTTTAATAATATAAACTATTCTAGGAATTATATATTATTTACTGGTGAAGTTATGAGATTGAAATATTTAAAAAGTGATTATTTAAAATTACCTAATATAAAAAAATTTAAATTTATATTTATATTAAGAAATTTTAATGATTATCTTTTATCATTCATATTTCACAATTATGTACTAACTAATATAATAGATGTAGATTGGTATATAAAAAAAAATATTTTTTACTATGAATATTTAGAAAATATATCAAAAAAAATTGGAAAAGAAAATATTCTAATCATACATCTTAATGAAATTGAATCCAACCAAACTAAAATTTATGATTTTTTAGAAATTGACAATCACTACAAATTTAAATTAGAACACATAAACCCAAATTCAGAGAGTACCGTGTTATATAAAAAAGAATTGGTGAGGTATTATATAAATAAAAAACATGATATATTATCAAAAATTTATTTAGATGAATTTTATAAAATACAAGAATTCTTTAATATTGATCTTGATAAAAAATTAATAATATAAAGGAAAGATATGAAAGTAATTTATTGTGGACCTTTAAAAAGTATTGATAATTATAAAATAAAATGAACTCAATAATTTATTACATTATAAAAAATTATATAAATGGTTCTATTATAGATGCATTTGAATATTTTATTACTGCATTTGAATATAATCCAAAATTAAATTTTATTTTAATTTCACCAGTAAAAATATCTATTGATTTTTTTGTTAATATTATAAACAATAGATATGATTTAAATCCTGGTTGGGAAAAAAATATTATTTTAATTAAACTACCAGAATTACTTCAATATAAATTTAATAAAGTTTTAGTATTAGATTACTGGACTATAAAAAATACCAGGGGTTTAATTAGATGTAATGAGTTAATTGTTATTAGTGAAAAACATACGGATGATTCACATTATATGTATTCAAAGTTATATACTAATGTAACATATTATGGTGAAATGCCTTTTGAATATAGAGATGAAAAATATAATATTAAGTTAATGTTTTCTAAGTTTAAAAAATTAAATAATGTTGACTCTGGTATTTATATAAACTCTCCTTATAATGATGATTATAGTTTTTTAGAAAAATTAAATTTGCCAGATAAACCATTATTATTTAAATCTGATAATCATATAGAAAATTTATTTGAGAAATTTGATACATATGTTTATTATCATGCTAATAAATGGTTTGATCCGCATCCAAGATTATTATTAGAATGTGCATATTATAATAAAACTATTTTATATTATAATGAACATAATATTATAGACGGTAGTTATTATAGATATCATGATCTTTTAAAAAATGGTTTAAAGAATAGATATTTAAATAAGAATGATAAAATAATAAGGAAACTAATATGATTGAAGGTACTTATTTAAGTGTTGGTCCTGCAAAAAATGGAACATCTAGTTTTTTTAAAATGTTAAGTCAGCATCCTCAAATGTATCCTTCTAAATATAAAGACCCATGTTTTGAAGGATACATTATATATGAAGACTATAATAAATTTTTAAATCTTTGGGATTTTAAAAAAATAGATTATTCAAAGAAACATATATTATTTTCAGGGGAAGTTAAAAGAGATATATATTTAAAAAGTGATTATTTAAAATTACCTAATATAAAAAAAACTAAATATATATTTATATTAAGAAAATTTATTGATAATTTTATTTCATTATTATTTCATGATTATATATTAACTAATAAAATAGATGTAGATTATTATATTAAAAAGAATTTTTTTTATTTTGATTATTTAAAAAATATATCAAAAAAAATTGGTAAAGAAAATATTTTTTTTATACGGTTTGATGAAATTGAATCTAAACAATCTGAAATCTATGATTTTTTAGAAATTGATAATCAATATAAATTTACTTATCCATTTGTACAATCAAATCCAGGAAGTAAAGAAATATTTAAACGAAATCTAACAAAACACTATTTTAATAAAAAATGTGATATTTTATTAAAAATTTTTTTAAATGAACTATATAAAATACAAAAAGAATTTAATATAGATTTAGATGATGAATCTTTAATTTAGGAAAAAAATATGAAAGTAGTTTATTGTGGACCTATAAAATATGTTGACAATTATGAAATCCAATGGTCTTTAACAAATAGATGTAATTATAATTGTTCATATTGTGGCATTGTTACTAAAAATGAAAAATTTTCTTCATTAGAAAATATGAAAAAAAATTTAAATTTTTTATACTATTTAAATAATAAGAAAGAAGTTAAGTTAACTTTATTTGGTGGGGAACCAACCCATCATCCAGAATTTTTAAATCTACTAAAAATTATTGAATTACAAAATCTATCTATATTTACTAATTTATCTAAAGATAAAAATTTTTTAAAAAAAGTTTTAGATATAAAACCAACCATAAGAATTAAAACATCCTTCCATAAAGAATATGCAAATCTCAATGATTATATAGATAAGATTAAATTTATCGCTGAGCATGGAAATGAAATTTATTTATGTTTATTATGTAAAGATAAAAATAAAGAAACAATCGAAAATTATAATAAAGTTAAAAATGCAACCAAAATGTATACTAATGTAATAGTTGATGTTATTAGTATTCATCCTAATATGAACGAAGAAGTTGTTAAATGGGGGGATGAAGTTAATAGTGATAGATTTAAAATAAAATATGATAATGGAAATGAAAATGAAGTTACTCTATCTAATATAATATATAATAATTTAAATTGCTTTGGACTATTTAAATGTTATTGTGGAATTAATAATCTTTTTATAGACTATAACTTTGATGTTCATTATTGTCAAACTTATAGAAATCATCATATAAAACCAATTTTTAATCTTATAAATGATAACTATAAAGATTATGAAAATATATTTTCTAATGCAATGTTATGCAAACTTGAAAAGTGTTATTGTGAGGGTTTTATAAAAAAAGAAAAAGTTTTTAATAGAATAAAAAAATTATGAAAACATTAATGTTACATGATATAAAACCAATATATTTAAATTATGATTTAAAAAATTATGATTTGACTTTTGATGATGGTTTGTTTAGTCAGTTTTATTATTGGCCAATAATAAAAAAAATAAATACTAGTAAAATTTTTTTTATATGTTGTGATTTAATATCATTAGAGAATAAAGTTAGACCCAATTTTAGAAATACTTTTATAGAATATCCAACATGTTTTCAATCTATGGATAAATACAAAAAGTTAAATATTAAATCAGATTATATGACTATTGATGAATTAAAAATATTAAGTAAAGATGTAATGATAGGAGCTCATAGTTTTAGTCATAAAAAAATTAATATGAATGATAGTTTTTATAATATAAGTCAACAAATAAAACAAGATACTGAATTAATGTTAGAGTGGTTTAAAAAACATTTGAATCTTACCCCATTACATTACTGTTTTCCTTTTAATGAGAAACACTACTTACATGATTTATTATTACCATATTATGGGTTTAAACATTTTTACGGAAAAGAACGAATTGATATTGAATCTTTAGATATGGGAGAGTCTGAATGAAATTTATGAAAAAATATGATGTTTGTTTTATGCATCTTTTTACGTATTATATATGTGGAGATTTATTTCAAAGTTTTGAACATTTTTATTTATCAAGAAAAAATAAAATTAATGCCTGTTTATTTTTATCCATACATGTAGATAAAGAAAGAATAGAGCAATGCTTCAAACAAAAATATAATTTTGATGAATCAGAATTTGAGGAAATATTTTCCCATATTTATATTATTCCAATTAAAGAATTTATTAAAAAAAGAATGTATCAAACTTCTTTTAAAATAATATGTTTTCCAGGTATACATCAATTATATCAATTATATACTGGAATTATTATACAACATCAAAAAGCTGTTGCCTTCGCTTGTATGCCTGTAGATGAAAGTAGGACAATATTTAATCTAGAAGTTTTTCAAGATTATAGAATTTATGGAGATACATTTTTAAACAATAAAACCTATAATTATGTAAGAAAATTATTACTAGATAAATATAAAAAACCAGAAAGTAATACAGAAGATACTGCTTTAATATATATTAAAAATTTTGTTAAAAATCATACTATTGAAAATACCATTAGGATGATGAAAGAATATAAATTTAAAAAATATTTAATATGTGTAGATAAACCTTTCTACCCTACTTTTTCAAAATTAAAAAATGCTCAAGTAGAAGTTATTACTTTACCAATTGATGATATCTTTTCTAAATTTTCAACTTATATATATTCTTTAATTAAAGATAATACTGATAAAGTTATTGATTGTTCTTCTAGATTTTTAATTGAATGTAAATATTTTAATAAAGATATTATTTTTGATGGAGATATTAAAGATAAAGGATTATACTTCAGGAAACAAGATTTAGAAAATGATATAGAATGTTTAAATTTAAAAGATAATGATTATTTTATTACTTATTTAAAGGATAATTTATGATAACATTTATTGATCATTTAGATGATTATTTATGTGGAACTAATATTACATTATTAGATTGTTATAAAAATTTATTAAAACTAAATATAGATTGCGAATTAAAAATACATTATACCAATTTAACAGTTGCCTCTAAATATACAAAACTCTTTAAATTAGTATCCTTTATAAAACAAATATCTAAAGAAAATATGATAGTTAAAGATGATATTATAATAACAACCCTATATACTTTAAAACAAAAATCTTACAAAATTAAATGTGATAAATTAATAATATTAGATAGTTTAGATTTTTTAATGTGTCATAATCAAAACATTTTAGATGATTTATATTATGAAATAAGCAAAACATCTAATGAAATAATTGTGTTAGCGAATCCATTCAATTTCCAATTTATTAAATATGATGTTATTGAGTATTATCATAAATTTGATTTTGATAGAATTAAAAAATTAGCAACCACACGTGAGGTAGGCCCCGAATATATTCAAAATAGAGAACAAATTATAAATCCCTTTATGTATAAAAAATTTAATTATGAAAGATATTTTAAAGTTGGGGATGGGTATTATGAAAACATATGTAAGATAATATATGAGTTTAATTATTTAAACAAAATAATTTCTTATTCTCCAAAAAATAAAACTTGTGATGATGGTTTAACTTATTATTTAAAATTATTTGATATTGATGATAATAAAGAGCAATTAATTAAAATAGAAAAAGAATTAATAATTGATAAGTTAGGTTTTTTTAAAAATGATAATCTTATAGAGCTGGTGAATTTATGAAAATTTTAGAATTAGGATTAAAAGAATATATTCCGGATGAGATATTTTTTAGTCATTGGGCAGTAACTAATAATTGTAATTATAAATGTGATTATTGTGTTTTATCAAAATGTGAAAAATATAGTAATGAAGAAACCTGTAATAAAATAATAGAATTTTATAATTATATAAATAAAACTAAAAAATTAATTTTAGTTTTGTTTGGTGGAGAACCAACCATACATCCTTTATTTTTAGATATTTTAAATAAACTAAATGCAGCCCCTAAAATTTTTACTAATCTTAGTAAAAATATATCTTTTTTAGAAAATATTGTTAATATAAATAATAATGTTGAAATAATAACATCTTATCATCATAGAATAACTAATATAAATAATTTTATAGATAAGATAAAATTCTTAGTAGAAAATGTTAAATTTGTTAGAATAAAAATTATGTATGAATTAGAATTTGCTAAAGAAATTGAAAATATATTTTATGAAGTTAAAGAATTAGATAAAGTATATGACAATTGTTTGACTACCCTTGACATGGTTTATAAACCAAATCAAAATATTACTACTGATGAATTAAATAATTTTTTATTATTACAAACCGATAAACAATATTATGTTAAATATAGATTAAATAATAAAATAATAGAAGAAGATATATCATATAATCAAATTCGAGCTTTGGGTAATACTTCTTTTAAATATTATAGATGTATGAGTGGGAGAAAAAATATTTTCGTTGACTTTAATGGAGATGTATTCTTTTGTCAAACCATGAGAAACATGAAAAGAAAGCCAATTTTTAATTTAATGATAGACGATTTTAAAAATCATTTAAATATTTTTAAAAGTGACATTATATGTTTTGAAGATGATTGTTGTTCTGAGGTATCAGTACCTAAATATTGGACAAGAAAGTAATGGAAAAAATTTATGTAGAGATTAGTGGTATATGTAATTTGAATTGTATTTTTTGTGGTTATAAATATAGACCTCTTAAAGGTATTATGGATTTTGATTTATTTAAAAAATGTATTAATCAAATTGTAATTTCTGGAATTAAAGATATTAGATTAACTCCAATGGCTGGAGAAATATTTATGGACCCAAATTGGAAAGAAAAACTTGATTATATAGAATCTATTAAAGAAATTGAAAGTTATGAATTTTTTACTAATTTTACTGTTATAAATGATATAGAATATTTATCTACATTGAAAAAATTAAATAGTATTACTATAAGTATATACGGAAATAATTTAGATTCATTTTTAGAATTGACTAATAGTAAAAAAATATATTATGATCAATTAATAAAAAATTTAAGAATATTAAAAGATATAAAAATCAAAAATTTAAAAATAGTTATTAAATCTAAGTTAGATTATTTTGATAATTATTTAAAGGGTGAATTATTTCAAATTTTATATAATTTCAAAGGTAATATAGTACAATATAAAGAACTAGATAATTTTAATGGATTATCAAATAATTTGAATTTTGATAATTTAAAAACTATAAACAATATTAATTGTAATGTTTTAGAAACAAAAAATATTATATTGTGGAATGGTGATTTTAATTTATGTGGGTGTAGAGATATATTTCAAAAATCTACAATCGGTAATATCAAAAATACTCCCTTAAAAGAATTATTAGAAAGCAATGATTATGAAATAATGAAACAAAATAAATTAATAATATGCAAAGATTGTAGTGGGATATACTCATGAATAAAAGAATAACATTATCTCTATTAAACACATGTAATGAAAAATGTTTTTATTGTGATATACCAGAAGCAACTAATTTTAAAAAATTTGTATACAATGAAAATATTTTTAGATTAATTAAAAAATTTGAATCCATATCTTTTAGTGGTGGAGAAATAGGATTATTAGATGAGGAAGATTTTATTTTTTTATTTGATTATTTTTCTGACAATAAGATAACAGTTTGTACTAATGGTTTGTTTTTTGAAAAAGGTTTTTATGATCTATTTCATAATAAAATCGACTCCATTGTTTATCATATATTAGAAGAAAATAAAATTATAGATATCAATGATCCAATGATAGATAGAGATATTATTATACATAAGAAAAATATAGAAAATGTGTATAATATTATTAGTGACAACCCAGGTTTAAATTTTTATTTAAAATTAGCTCATTTAAGAACTCCAGATAAATCATTTATTATAGATGATTATGATACATTAAATAAATTTTCAAATCTAAAAAATATAAAAAATTATGAAATGATAAAAGAGTTTTCTAATATGGATAATAATTTTTATAATAATATATTAAAGTTTTGTAATAGATACCCATATTCATCTTTAATAGATTTAGTGGATTATAAAATTAAACATTGTTGTACTAAACATATTAATAATCCAGAAAAAATATTAAATGAAGAAAATATTGAACTCCTATTAAATGATAAATTATTTAAAAACGTTAGTTTAAAATATTGTGATAATTGTAATTTTGTACTATCTATTAAACAAGATTTATTAGATAAAATGTTTTCTATTTTAAAGGATAAAAAGAATGTATGATAAAATAATGTTTATATCAGTTAACAATGGCACTATAAGTACTGTAAGACATGGGGGAACGTATTATATTAAACAACATTTAAAAAATAATGGTATTGAAAGTTCATGTGTAGATTATTTCTATTCTATGGCAAATAGATTCAAAGATAAAAATTATACAACATACGTAGCTGAGATGGCTGATATGCCTAGTTTTGTTAAACTTCTAACTAACTATAAAAAAGGAAAAGATAATTTATTAGATGGGTTAGATGAATTAACCGGGATACAAGAAGAAATTATTAGTCAAATAAATAAGAATTTTAAAAAAATAAAAATTACTAATAAATCTATAGTAGGATTTTCAATTAATTATTTAAACTTTTTTGTATGTTCTTATTATGCTTTATTAATTAAAAAAGAATACCCCGACATAACAATTGTTTTTGGAGGGTATCAAATGACATTAAGTGAAAAGTCTAGAAAATTTGTCATTGGTACTAAAATAGCAGATTATGTTGTTACAGGTGATGGGTGCACACCAATGTTAGATATTATAAATGGTAAGTGTTTACAACCAGAAATTCATGGAGAGTTTCTTGATGATTGTCCATGGCCAGAATATTCTAAATTTAATATTAGATTATCTAGTAATACAGTATCATTATATACTTCAATAGGATGTCCAAATAATTGTAGTTTTTGTGCTAGTAAAAGAAAATATAAACTATATGATTTAAATAAACTTAAAATATACTTAGATAAAATGCATAAGCTCGGTATAAAGAAAATAGAATTTTGTGATGATAATTTAAATGCTACACTTAAAAGAGGCCATGATGTCTCAACATTAATGGAAAATTATAAGTTACCCAAAGGATGGAATTTTTTTGGGCATGTAACTAATATTGATACTGATTTGGCAAATCATTTAAAATATTCTGGTTGTTGTAGTATATTTTTAGGAACAGAAGGATTCACTAATACTGTTACTAAATTAATGCACAAAAATCAAACTGTAGAGCAATCATTAAATGCAATTGACCTAGTAGCTAGTAGGAAAATTGTAGTTGGGTCAGGTTTAATAATTGGAATGCCTGGCGATACAGAAGAAAGTGTAAATTATCTTGTTAAAATGTGTGAAAACTTAAAAAATAAATATGGGGAATTTTATAACATAATTCCAACAATTTATAAATGTTACCCTGGATCTGAAATATATAATTACCCAGAAAGATTTGGAATAACATTAAGTTATTGGGATAAAATTTATGCTGATGAACTTCCTGAAGTTGCAGATTTAATTTTATCTATACCAAAAACATTTAATGTAGATAAACTTAGTAGAGAATATGCAATTAAAATTTTAAATATGATAAGAAAAAGATGGCCAACTAAAGGAATTTAATTTAAATAATTTAGATGAAACAAAATATATCTGAAATTTATACTAATAAAATAATATTATTAAAAGTTAAAAATATATTAAAAGGTATATATTAAAAGAAACTATCATAATATAAAATTGGTTGTTTAATCTAGTAAAAATATTAGAACATATATTAAATACTATTTACTTTTTATAAGATTTTGGGAGTCAGCATATGTCACACATTTCACACAAAAAAGCTCAGTTGTTTTTAGAAGGTTTACACAGCAATGTAACTAGTCAAACATTTGAAATGTTACAAGGTTTAATTGAGGTGCTCGAATCTAAAAACGACCCGGATCCCGCTGAAATTAGATTGGTAGATAGTATCTATAGTTTTGTAGAAAAATTGAATATTTTAGAAAGTAACATTTCTAATTATTCAAAAAAGAATAGTGAGGATGCTGGATCAAAGTTAAATTCTTTGTATGAAAATATTTCTTACAATGGTAGTATATATAGGGATTAAATTATGAAAACAATACATATAAAACAAAAAGGGTTTCTTGTACAAGTTGGAAATAAAGTTGTTAGAACTCCTTTGATTATTAAATGTGATCCAGAACAAGAAGCTTTGATATTACAAGAAATTGAAAAATATAATATTGTATATTATGAAATTGATGAAGGTGTTGCAAAAATGCCTAAATTAATTGTACCAACAAAATCTACTGCATCATCAAAAAAGGTTTCAGGTACTTTATTAAAAAAGTATATTTTAAATTATAAGAAAGATAACGAAGATCTAAAAGATCATAAACCGTTAAAACTTTCAACACCATTGTTAGAAAAAATTCAGGCAACTACTAATGTGATAGATTATACCTTAGAAATGAGTGAAGTTAAAAACCAGGGAAGTCTTGGTTCATGTGTTGGATTTGCTGTTGTTTCAATGAAAGAATGGCAGGAACAACAAGAGCACCTAGAAGAATTAGAAGAAGGTAAATCTTATAAGAGAGCTAAAAAACATTACGACTTGTCTGAGCAATGGTTATATTATAAATGTAAAGAAATAGATTATTGGCCAGGTGAAGAAGGAACCTCAATTAGATTTGCTATGAAAATATTAAATCAAGTTGGAGTCCCATGTGAAAAAGCATGGCCATATAATGCTAGTTATGTAGGAAAACCAAAACGATGGGCAAATTTAGTTTCTAAATGGGCCCTTGGTGGAGAGTATATTAGATTAGAAACTCCAGAAGATATAATTAATTCTCTTGGGACTAATGGACCTTTACCAATTGGTGTTGGAGTATTTTTGGAAATGTTTTATACCACAAGTAATGGTATTGTTGCATATCCAAATGATCCTGATACTTGTTATGGAGGTCATGCTATTTGTTTAGTAGGATGGAATCCTAAAACCCAAATGTTTAAATTCAAAAATTCTTGGGGAATTAGTTGGGGAGAAAATGGTTATGGGTATTTACCATATAATTATATTAAAGATTTCTGCTGGGACTCATGGGAAATTAAAGACCTTAGTGTGACCAAGGAAATGTTAAAGGGGTAAAATGATTATATGGTTAACTGGCAACAGTGGTTCAGGAAAAACTACTGTTGCTTATACTATAAAAAATATTTTTTTTAATTGGATAGTATTAGATGGTGATGAAATGAGACATTCTATTTCAAGAGATTTAGGATTATCAAAAAACGACCGAATAAAAAATAATATTATAATTGCTAGATTAGCTAATATTTTACATAAACAAGGTTTCAATATAATTATATCATCTATTGCTCCATTTCAATGCGGTAGAGAATTGGTAAATAAAATAATTAATTGTATTTGGATATATATAGAAGGAGGAAAAACCGGATATAAATATCCATATGAAATACCTGATTGTATAAGATTTAATTCTATACAACAATTGCAAGATATTATTAAGGAGAATTTATGATGTTAAGAAACTTAAATGCTAAATTACCTATGGCACCAAATTTTAGATATAAAGAATTTATCAGATCTGCTACTGCATTAAGATTAGGCATCAGAAATGTTCCCAGTGAATCAGAATGGCAGTCTATTGAAAGAGTAGCAGGTAATATTATACAACCGGTTAGAGATCAATTTGGTCCTATTAGAATTACATCTGGTTATCGAAGTGTTGAATTATGTTTAAAAGTTGGAAGCTCTCCAAGATCAAATCATGTTAGGGGAGAGGCAGTTGATTTTGAACCTGTTAGTTCAAAAATTAAATTGATAGATATTGTTAAATGGATACATATGAATTTAGAATATAGAGAATTAATAGCCGAATATTTTCCTGATGGATGGATTCATGTTGCTTATCGTTTACATAAAAATGTTAGAAAATTAAAACTAAAAGATTCTCAGCATAGTTACTCAGTTGTTTCTATGCCATATATTTTAAATATTTACGGGTAAATCAAAGGACTTATATCATGGGAGAAATTCTAAGCAAAGAAGATGTATTCTTAATGATGAAATCTTATGAGAACAATGTTAAATATAATACTCAACTTTATGATAGACAAGAAGTATTAGTTAAAGAACAATCGAAAGTAATTGATAATTTAAAGATTATTACAATAGAACAACAAAAAGTTAATTCACAATTAGAAATATTAATTAAAACTATAACAGATAACAACATACTGTGCAACTCAGGTGTTTCAGATATTAGTAAATCAATAATGGATAGTCATATTAATAATGTAAAAGAACACGGTAGATTAAAATATCATTTGATAGGGATTTCTGGTGGTCTCATGGTAGTTATTATTGCTCTTATTACTGCCCTAGAAAAAATTTGGTCTAAAAGCGACATTATTGATGCCGTCGCAAAATATATAGGGCTATCATAACTATTAAGCGAAAATTTATTTATAGGAGTAATAAGATGAGTAATGACCCTACTAAACAAATAATTTTTATAATTGACGATGATAAAAATATAACAAAATTGTTAGATGAATATATTAATAAAAAACTATCTGATATTAATGTTTATACATTTAACACATGTGCTAGTATGCTTGATCATCCATTAATTAAGGAATGTAGTTTATTTATTATTGATATTGAGTTAGATGCTAATGCAAAGGGTAATGAAGTCGCTAACGAATTATTTAAAAATAAATTTAATAAGCCTTATTTATTTATGTCTGGAAAAACATATGATTTTGAATGCTTTCAACAATATGATTATACATATGATTTTATTAAAAAACCTTTAGACTTAAATAAATTGATGAACAGAATATCAGTTTTATTAAAGGTTAGTGATACTTATAGATTGCATGAAATGGAAGAAAAAAAATTAAAATTTAGTTTGAAAGAAGTATTTGATTATACAAATATTTATATGGTTATTTTAGATGATAAAATGAATATTAAAACTTGTAGTTTTAAATTAGCTAAAGACCTAGAATATAATAATTATAAAGATATTATTGGAATGTCATGGACTGAATTTATAAGAAAAGAAGATCTTAAAAATATAGAAATAGTTCACACTAATATAGTTCAGGATACAGAAAAATATCAAAAATCCTTGAGAGAACTTACCAGCACATTATTAACAAAATCAGGAAAAACAATTTCAGTTAAATGGTTTAATTCAAGAATAAAAAATGGACATGTTTCAACATTTAGTATTGGCATTCCATATAATAGAAAAGTAACTGTTGACGATGAAGTTGATTCTATTAGAGCATATTGGAAACATGTTCTTGACAAAGATGAAACCACTTTAAGAGCTTTAAAAACTTTATCATAAAGGATAATAAATGTTACGAGATATTATAAGACCTGGTACTCCTTTAATACAAAATGTTGATGGGATTCTTATGTTTGAAGATAGTACCCGAAATAAGGTTTTAAGTGTTACTAGAGAAAATTTATCTTTTGGAATTGATCACAGAAACATATCTGGTAAAAGATGGTTAAAAACTTCGGGTAATGTTGTATCATCATTGGTAGGATATAAAATTCCGAGAGATGCAACAATAACCTCTATAACAATAGAAACACAAAATATAGTAACTGATGCTAGATTCAATATAAGAAAAAATAATTCAATATCAAATATACATACTACTAATCTACTATTAGAATCTGAAATAATAGAAGATAACTTAAACTATAATATAAACAAAGGTGATTATTTACAATTGTATCTATGGGTTGTATCTGGAAATGTTGATTATCCAGTAGTAACTGTAGAACTAGCTTGGAGATAATCTATAATTAGGAGATATAAATATGTCTGTAATGTGGGATGTAATAATTAATAATAATTCTGGGTCAATCGTAACAGTAGAAGATTTAGGAATTGAACTTTCTAATGGAGATACTGTAAATTTTAGTCAACAATTTGATTTTGAAGAAATTGCAGGATCTGATGATCTTAGAAGTTTAGTATCTTCAGCAGATTTGAGAGTACAAGATCCTTATGATCTCCCAAACTACTGTAGTCCAGCTAATGGAGTTTTATTTCTTAGATTAGATCATCTTTATAATCTAAAGAAAAATCATTATACTATTGATGATTTAGAAACAGCTAATAGTGGAGTTGCAATTGACTGGACTAACATCACTAATGCACCTTCTTTTGGTTCCGTTAACTGGAGTGCTCCAATTATTGCAAGAGTAACAGCTATTGGTTCTGGTAAACCAGCTGCTCCTGTAATTGGTGATATGTGTGTTGATACAGATGATAGCCCAGATAAGCTATATAAATATAATGGGACTGCTTGGGTAGATCTTGGTGTAGTTCCAGATGCAGGAAGAGTAATTGATTTATCATCAGCAACTGAAAATGTTAAATATTTTACTGCTGCTGGCGAAACATGGACTGATAATGGCGAGGCACCTGATAATACTGCGGCAATGGTTAATGACGATGGTGATGGTAATCCAGCTCAGTATATTTATGAAACTACTGCTGATGTATGGATGAAAATTGCTGATGTTGATTTTGCATCACATTTTGATGGTGGTTCTAGTAAACATGATGCATCTGAAATTGATGTGGAAAATACTTATACTAATATACCTGGAACGCCAACTGATCTAGAAACAACTGTTGGAGCTATTGATACACTTTTAGGAACTATTAGCAGTGCTGTAGATGATACTACTTTAGATGGTGCTTATGATCAAGGTGGTGCTGGTGCTGGTAGACTTATAAATGCTACTGATGGTACAGTTAAAATTGATAGAGGTGCTGCTACATCTGGATCATTTGAAATTGTTCCAAAATCTAACTTGCCTACTACTGGTCTTTCTGATGGTCAGATTGATATTAAAGATGGTATTCTTTGTATCTATGATGCAACTAGATCTAAATGGTTATCAGTCCAGAGACAATTCTTAGTATTTGGTAGAAAAGTTACTACTAGGAATCAGTATCTTGGTTTCTTTGGTTCAAGACTTGTTTCTAATAGTTCTGGCCTTAGATTAGCAAGAGCAGCTACTATTGTTTCTATTGCTGGTCAATTAGATGCATCAGGAACATGTACTTTTAATATAAGAAGAAATGATGTTGCAACTAATGTAGAAAGTTTAACTGTTAGCGCATCTGTTGGTAATGAAGACATTTCTAAAAACACTGATCTAAACGGTGGTGATTATATTCAATGTCAATTAGGAGCAACCGTAGCAGTAGAAGACCCAATGGTTGTTATAGAGATCGCCTGGAGATTATAATAAATGGCAATAGTAATTGTTAAAAATACTACAGGGTTGTCTATTTTTATAGACGACCTTGGTATTAGTGTAGATGGTTCTGGACAATTAAATCTATCAGAGTTGTTTGATTTTGAAGATATAAGCGGCTCTGATGATTTAAAAATTCTTGTTGAGAATGGATCGCTGACAGTAAATGATGATACAATTGATTTATCTATACAAGATGGTTTAAATCATATATATCATCAAACTGTTTATGAAGATTCATTTGAAGACGGTGGTGGTGTTTCTCTATTAGCTAAGCAATTACATAGTGTACAAATAAGAAGAACCACAGATTTGTCTTTATCCACATCATGGCAGGATATTTATTTTGATACTACTGATATTGAAAATAATAATGAGATTATAGAACATAGTAATATAGATAAAGACAGAATATTAATTAAAGATTCTGGATATTATTTAATTCATTATTCTTTTCAAGCAAGATCTTTTGATGCAACCAGAAATTGTTTATCAAGAATAAGAGTTAATGATTCTACAACAATAGAAGGTAGTTCTATTTTACAAAATTTATATAGAAGTGAAACACATCAACAAGTATCAACAATTGTTAAATATTTATCCAATGGTGATTTTATATCATTACAAATTTCAGCAGGTTCAACTCCAATTGAAACATATTCTGATTATATATTTGTTGCTATTAAGTTAGAAGGTATTCGTGGAGCACAAGGTGAACAAGGAATACCTGGTAGTGTATTAGGAGTTTTAGAATTACCGGCAATACAGATAAGAAAAACAACTAATATTACTGAGATACCTTTATCTTGGACTAATATAACTTTTGACACAACTGACTTTGAACCAACTCCTACTAAAATAGAACATAACAATATAAATACAGATAGAATTGAAATAAAAGAGAATGGAAATTATTTTATAACTTATTCTTGTGAGATTGATGATGAATCATATACAAGATTAAGAATTAATAATTCCCAAACAATTTCTGGTAGTGAAGAGCATGTAGGAAGTGATGATTCAGCTGGTATGTTTCCAGTAAGTTTGCATCAATCTTGCATTACTTATCTAAACTCTGGAGATTTTATAACATTTCAAATGTATGCATCATCTAATTCTGAAGAAGTTTATGCTCCAATAGTTATAACAGTTCATAAATTAGATGGAATTAAAGGAGATACTGGTATTCAAGGTATTCAAGGTATTCAAGGTATTCAAGGACCTCCAGGCGAAGCTTCTAGTATTACTTCTTCTGGTGATTTAGACGAAGCTAAAGTTACTGACATTGAAAATAATTCCGGAGCATCACCTACTGAATTATATTTCTATTTAGTACAGCTTGATTCAAGATCAAATCAATCTTCTCCAATAGGTATTAGTGGAGATATGTCAACTCATGTAGTATTATATGATGGAACCAGTTGGTCTGATATTGGAGCATTTGTAGGTATTAAAGGAGATACCGGAAGCACTGGTCTTACTGGTCTTCCTGGAGAAGATGGGGTCGACGGAAACTCAGTAAAAATTCAATCTAATAATTCTGATATAATGACCAATGTAGCAACTATTAATTTTGAAGGTGATATTTCTGTTACTACAGATCCAGGATCTAAAGTTAATGTAAATATAGGTTCAACTAAAATATGTCAGGTATATGATAGTTATGGTGGAACTAGTATCAATAATTCTACTCCAGTTGCATTACCATTTAATCAACAAATGATAAAAGATAGTATATATACTCATTATACTTCATATTATAATACTAGAATATATGTTAATTTATCAGGTTATTATAAAATTACATATTCTATTTCTTGGGATGCAAATGAGAAAAGAAATATTCATAGTTATATTAGAAAAGACGGAACAACAAAAGTAATATTATCAGATTCATATGGTGATACAGGCGATAAAGCAAATGGCTTTGAAACTACTAATGCTACATTTATTTCTCCATTAACAAATGGTACTTATATTGAATTAATGTCAGAACGAGTTGGAAAGAGTGGTGATGTATACGCATTAGCAAATCAAAGTTGGATCATACTTGAATATATTAGAGAGGTTTAATTATGGGATTACAAAAACAAATAGAACTTGAAAGTGGAGTTATATTACCAGAAGCTTATGCTAAAGTATCCACATTTTATTTTTATAATACTTCAAGCGATAATAGTTATGTGAATATAGAAGTTAATATTTTTAAAGATAAAGCAGCCAGAGATTCTGGAAAACCAGAAGTTGCTAAATTTATTCATAAGTGTAATGATCCAAATTTCACTGAATACTTTTCATTATCTGTATTAAATGGTATAGATGTAAATATGATTTCTCAGGCATATGAATGGATGAAGACAATGAGCATATATTCTGGCTCCATTGACATAGTAGATAGTAAGGAGTAATGATGACAACTTATATAAAAAATATAACTGATACGATAATAACCATCAAAGACATGGGTTATTCAATTCCTCCATTAACTACTGTTAATTCTCAAGATTGTTGTAATAATGTTGAATTATCTAAATCTGATGATTTAATTTCTAAAGTATCAATAGGAAGTATTAAAATAAATGATGGTAATAATGATCTTAGTATTAGTGCAGGTATAAAACATATTCTTGGTCATAAAATGGATTATATCACTGATATTTCAGGAAAGCAAAGAGTCCATCAAACATCAAGAAAACTTGGTACCAGAATTATGTGGATAGGTCTTGGAGATGATACATCTGATATGAATAATGTAGGTGGTGGACAGCCATTTGATATTAAACATGATATAGGTGAAGGTGATCCAGAACATGTTTATATTGACTTCAATATAGCTACTAATGAAACATGGCTTCATGAAGGTTATATGACTTGGAAAGATTGTGATATGGATAGATTAACTCTTGAAATGGTAAGCAGAGCTACTGCTGGTCAAGCTGGTACTGGTACTAATTATAATCTATATAAAGGATATATGATTATTCCAGCAGCAGGGGATGGAACATTTGATATAACTGCTGATATAACAGATCCTAATGCAGGACTAATTTATATGCCTAACAATGATTTAGGTAAGGCGCCAACAGCATTTTGGAATGCTGATTATAATTCAACAACTAAATTATATGAAAATATTACTGCAGCTCCATATGGTGATGGAAGATATAATATGTTTCCAATGGAAATTGTTTTTGCCAGATTCTTAAATCATATGCCATTATTAGGTAGTGGATTTTTAGCATTAAATTCATCTGATACTGATAGAATGGGACAAGGAATGAGATTGAAAATGATTGCTAGTACTAATACAACAGTGGCAGATCATTCATGGGCAGTTGCCTGTTTAATGTGTATGCATAGAAACGCATCAGTATAAAGGAGATCTATTATGTGGTATAAAATAAAAAGTTTTATTATAAAATGGTTTGGTGATATTCAGATATTTCCTTATCCATTTTTTATAATGTTTGGTCATACTGCTTATGAAATGAAAGGTGGAGATGTACAAGAAGTATTAAATATTATTCAACCTGGTGATATTCTATTGAGAAGATATAATCATTATATTAGCGGTTTGTTGATTCCTGGATATTTTACACATTCTGCTATTTATATTGGTTCTGGTAAAATAATACATATGTTAGGAGAAGGTATTGATAAACAAGATATTCTAACATTTTGTCGTTGTGATGAAGTAGCAATCATACATTGTAATTCAGAACAAATTAATAAAATAGCCATCAAGAAAGCTATTGGTTATTTTAAGGATGAAACAGAATATGATTTTTCATTTGACTTCTTGGATGAAACAAAATTTTCATGCACCGAGTTTATTGATACTATATTTGATCACCCAAAAATGGATAGGATAAAAGAAAATTATATAATGCCAGATGATTTTCTAACGCTTGATAATTCAATTTTTTCAGTAAGTTATCGAAAAGGATAATATAATAATGATTCTTGGTAAACTTGGAGAAGAAGTAAAAGAGGATTTCTCTGTTCTAGATATCTCCAATAATCTAGTTAGCGGAATTTCTTTGAATGAGTTCACCGCTCATTTATTTGATCCTTCTGATAACGAGGTATACGACTCAACATCCGTATCATTTATAGAACTTGGTCATGGACATTATAGAGTTTCATATACTCCAAATCAAATTGGTAATTGGATGATGATCGTTTATCATATAACTCATTTTCCTTGGGGCAAATCTAATACTATCCAAGTGTTTGCAAATGATTTTGATAGTATAGCTGTAATGTTACAAAAAGTATTAGGATTGGTGCAAGAAAATTTTTCAGTAGATATGACTATATATGACGAGAATAATAATTTAACAGCTTCAAGAGTTAGAATTTATAATGATAGTAGTTCAGTAGGATCAGATAATAATGTTTTAGAAACATATTTAATGACCGCTGAATATAATGGTTTATTAATGACATCTTATAAAATGGAAAAAATATAATGGCTGGAATATCACTAGTAACTAAAGGATTTATTTCTCCAGTTGGAAGTGGCAGTGGTAGTGGAAGCGGTGGTGCTGGATTTGTAAGACCACAAGAAGAGTTGCCAAAACCATTTATTAAGGTTACTGATGTTACCATTAAAGCTAACGATAGACCCTCAATAACAGAAGATACATTTAAAGTTAAATCTCTTAAAATAATAGTTGATCAAAAGGATTAAAAGTATGCTTAAACTAAATACAGATGAGATAAGAAATCTTCAATTTGAGGTTTCTATACAGGGTATAAATTATGATGAATTGCAAGGTTCATTAAAATTTATAATTGAGGATGTAGAATACGGAATCCCTGTAAAAATTCAAAGAGATTTAGTATCTGTAGAAGTTCCTCCGTTAGAAGAAATTGTTGCTAGAGGTATGAAAAATGGTGATATAGTTGAATGTAAATTAGATATTTTTGGTAATGGATTTTATATTAACCCATGGGGTGGTCAGTTTGAATTATCAACTCCAGTTAAAATGGAAACCAAAAATTTTAATATGAATAACAAACAGCCAGATAAAAAAATTGTTGCTGAATTAAAAGACCCAACTACAACATTATCTGAACCTATTGTTGAAGATTCTAAACCAAAAGAAATTTTAGATAAAGAAGCAATACTTGAAATGCTTTTTGAAAAATTAGAGGAACGAGGGTTTAAAACAGATGGTCATAAAATACCAGAAGCTATAAAAGAAACTATTGAACAACCAAAAGAAAATAAATTATCCCGAAAAGAATTAGTTGAACAAAAAATAAGAAGTAAATTTAAAAGAGTTAATAGTCTTGTTAAAGAGGTCAAATCATTAACAGAAGGGAAAAAGGTCATATCTAGTATTCAAACTCCTGCTACAGAAATAGTAAGAAACACTAATATTATAAATACTGATATGTCAAGTGTAATGCAAAAAGTAGAAGAATTAAAAAGCAGAACTTCTTCAACTGTTGCACAACCAATATTACCAACTCAATTAAATAATCCAATTCAATCTGATCAATCAATAGAACATGAAATAACTATTGACTATGAAGATCCTCACGTATTGATGGAATCAGTAGGAATGAAAAATCCTAAGATTCAACAAATCATGCTTGATAAAGCTATTGAGTTGGGTGGTGATGGAGATTCAGCAATATCACAAACATTAAAGAAATTATTAGGAATTGAAAAACCACAAGGTTATGAGGCATACCAAAATCAAAATTTTAATTAATAAAAACAAGTGGGAGAAAATGGCCAGATTAAAGTGTAAGATGTGTAAGGTTAAACGGAAATTGTGGGAGGATGGAAATTTCTTTGGGGTCAAATGTAAAAAACATTTTGTTCCATTAATTGTTTTAAAAGAACATAGAAATAAATTAACTATATCTGAAAAGAAAGAAGTATTAGAAATTATTAAAACTAGATATAAGGGTTTATATATAGATGATACTATATCTGATTCTGACAATCATTGGCATATTCATCTGAGTAAAAAAAATAAATTATCAATGTTATAGGGAGTGTAGTATATGAAAAAATTAGTGATTTCGGATATTCATTTAGGAAGCCCTCTAGTTGAGAAAAAGTTAGAAATAATGAATTTAATGGAATCAGACGAATATGATACTATAATTTTGAATGGAGATATTTTTGATATTTGGGAAAAATCTTTTAATAAAATCTTATTAGAGAATATAGATTTTGTAAAGTTAGTACATTCTGTATGTCTAAAAAAGACTGTATATTTTATTATGGGTAATCATGATCCTCATATGTTAGAAGTTATGAAATTATTTCCTGGCATGATAGTTAAAAGAAATTTATTAATTCAGGATGATATATTTATAGTTCATGGTGATGAATTTGATTCCTTAGTTACTAAATATTCTCTGTTTGGTAAATTATTATTTATCCCAAATTGGATAGCAGAAAGGCTTTTTGGATGGAATTTAAAAGCATCATTTAGAGAGTTTTTTTATTCTATTTCTAATAAAAAGAATAAACCATATTATGATAAACTTGTTAATAATATAGAAAAAGAAGCATATAAAAAATATAAAGATCAATGTAGATATCTTATAATGGGACACACTCACACTCCAAAAATTGTTGAGGATGAAATATGCACTTATATAAATTGTGGTGATATAATTCATAATAAAGTTTGTATAGAGTTTGATAAAGATAAAAACTTCAAATTCATAAAGGTTTAAATAAATGGCTGATATAATTCTAACTGGTAATTCAAGTGTTTTAAGTATTGTTTCTAATTCACTTATTCTATCGCTTGCAATTAATGGTTCTTCTACTATAGAAGGAAATGTTGTATCAACCATAGATATAGGTGAGTACACATATGTATCTTCTTCAATAACTATAATGTCTAATATTTTATTAAATAATTTAAATATTGAAATGATATTATCTGGTAATTCTATTATAGATACAATTATAACACCTTCTATAAATATTGGAATTATTGAATTATTATCTGGTGATTCTATTATAGATACAATTGTAACAGCTTCTATAATAGATATTGGCAGTGATGAAATTTTATCTAGTAATTCTATTATAAATACAGTTATAACATCTTCTATATATATTGGTACTAATGAATCAATAAATGGAAATGTCCATATTCATTCTAATGCAGAAGCTATTATAATGATTAAATTCAGATGTGTTAACTGTATGTTAAGCAATCTCATTGGAGGTGTAAAATTTTCTCCAGGTTGCAATAGAACAGTTAGATTTCAAGATCCTAATATTACAACTAGTTGCAATATGTATAAATATAAAGGAAAATAAAATGACACTGGTAAATGAATATTTAGAATATATACAAGAAGCTAATAGAAAACAAAAATCTAGAACTACCATTAGTAGGCAAACAAAAATTAAAAGATCTCAAGGTCAATTATCAACTTCTATGGCAAGAAAGGGAAATGATCCTTTATATAAAATGATGAAAAAATATTGTGATATGTGTAAAAGTTATAGAACAAAAGTTCATAAAAAATATGCTGGTAGAACTCGATCCCAAGCCAGAAGATAATTTATACAAAAAAAAGTTTGGGTCCTATATAAGCGACCCAACTTTTTTTAAACACCTTTACCGTTTCCAGTAAATGCTTCTTTAAACACCTTAAGCATACCAATAACAACTATAATTCCTGCCCCAAGAAAAAACAAATTCATAATACATTCCTTAATAACTTCAGCATTTCCAAAAAATGTTGAAACTCCAAAAAACAGCAATAAACAAAACATAAACACTTTCATATTACACCCTCCCTTTTTTTTCAAGTTCTATACCTTTATTAATCAATTGAAGGACTTTAACCATAGCAGTTCCAAGCAATAGAAAAGACTTCCGAAAAAACACAAACATGAAAATATAACATGCCCCTACAACCAAAGCAACATCAAGACCATACATAAGAAAAGAAACCCAAAGAGACATAAAGAGAAATAGAATAACTATTTTTACTTTAGCAATATCAATCCTCTTTTTAAGATCAGCTTCATTTTGTTGATTTTGTTGATTTTGTTGATCTTGCTCATGCTGTGATTTTGCCTTGAGTTTGCTATACTCTTTGGTAAAGATTTGATCGACTTCTTTTTTATCATCAATCATCACTTCTAATTCAAGTAAATGCTTTTTAAAAAAGTCTACCCTCTTGCAATTTTCAGCTTTAGTTTCCTCTCTAATACCTGTTACTATGTCGGCAACCACTCTTAAATCACAAATAAAATTATGATTTTCTGTCAAGATGCCTTCAATTCTATCCCTCCAATCTTCAAGACTTTCTTCCTCATTAAGTCTTGGAAATTCATTAATTATTTTGACCTCAACACCTTTACTAATTTTGTTCTTAATTGATATATAATTTTTCATTCTATCAATAAAAACTTTAGTAGATTCATTAGACCGTTTAGTAATTATAGTAGATTCATTAGCAATAAATCTAAAATAATGCTGAGTTATAGATTCAGTAAATCTTTTTTCAGACCTACGTTCTAACTCTTCATCAAAACAGCCATTGGTTAAAAACTCTTCTAAGTCAGAGATTTCAAGATGCCTTGCTTGAAGAATTGATGGATGCTCGCCATTCCTGAATCCAACCATATAGCAAACAAACTCAGGAGTCATTTTGTAAGAGTTGAATCTTTCATAATGTGCTATAAAAGATTCACCAGTCTTACGAGTTTTGATTTCCTCCCAGTTTTTATCAGTAGCAATTAAAACTCTTTTTAGAAAATCATCTTTACTTTCACCAGGACGTTTATCCATAGTCAATGTATTAATCATAAAACCTCCTATATATTTAGTACAAATTTTTCTATCTATCTTACCAAATAATATATATAGCATATTGAACTATATTGAATAGAATTATACTGAACAAACCCTAAAAATATCACCTAAAAATCTATCCATTAAAGACCAAAATTCTATATATATTATTTAACAATTGTGTTGTGTTGTGTTTGCTTTTTTTATTGTTTAATTGAAGGAGAATATAATGTTATATTTACACGTACTAGATACCCATGATGATGACTTTCCAATTAAATCAATGTTTGTAGAAAATGAAGACTCATGTAGATTAGCCCAAATGATCTCATTAGCTGAACTAGATAATATAGTTATAGTTAATAGTATTGAAATTGATAGAGATACTTTAAATAAAAGAATAGTAAAAATTCAACATATATTTTTAAATGGAAATGAAGATGTTATATATCCGGAAACATTAAAAGTTGACAAAAAAAATTAAGATGTAGAGTCTCAATTTTTTTTGTTTTAAATTATTACAATGCCAATCAATCCAACAATACTTATCAATGTGGATATAACTACCCATAGACTTGAACTAAAAAAGGTTTTCATTTGACCTCCTAAAAAAGTAATTTTTCTATCTATCTTAGTTATTAATATATATAGATAGTGGATTTTATAATTAGAACAAAATAAAAAGGATTATCATGAAAGATTTTATAATATGGTTTTTAATAGTTCCTCCTACAACTTGTTGCATATTTTGGGTCATGGTTAAAACTATATTATACATAATTAATAAAGGAAAATTAATATGAATAAATCAGAGATAAAAACTAAATTAAATAAAGTATTTGAAATGACTTCTGCCGCCGGTGGTATTGTTGGTATAGAGAATCTCCATGATAAAAAAGTTAAAAAAAAGAAACAACACAACGAGGACATATTGGGTCATGACAAGGTTTAGACGCGATTTAAAGGGGTTTGCCATTATTATAATATCCATATATCATAATAATGGTAACCCCTTATATACGCGTTTTATTTTTTCCTTCCTTTAAATTTTAATATTAAAATTTTTAAATTTTTCCTTCATTAATACACCAGCTGATATGGTATACGCTGTTGCAATTAGTATAAGAGGTATGTTCCAATTGTAATCCTCTGGATGAAATACCATTTCAAGAGACAGACCAAGTACGGCGCCACCTCCAACTCCAGTTAAAAGACCCCAAGCCCACCATGCCGCTTTAAATGCAATCTTTCCTGCAATTCCAAAGTTGCCGAAAATGAATGCTATGATAAGCATAATGACAGTTGTTAGTCCAATGCTGCTCAATGAAACCCACCACTTGGCGAGGAATGATTTTTCCTCAACACAGAAGGTTCCAATGATGGTCATAAGAATAACTGACAAAGTAAAATTAATAACATTTGATATTGTCTTTCCTTTTATTGTCAAACCAATTTTTTTCATTTTATTGTTTCCTCCCTTTCCATAAAGTTAAATCCTTTCCACATTTAGGACAGTGGTATCCCATGTCAGGAGTTTCACTCTTTCTACAAGTGATATTTGTCCCTACCCCGTCACAGTGAGGATCCCAACATGTAAATTCATAGAGACTCTTTTCACCAAAAGCTTCTGGTGGAGCATCATGAATCGGGCACCCAACCTGGTCTTCATAGTATGGCAAATCCTCATATGATCTTCCACACTTCCTACATTTAACCCCTTGTAGTACAGCCATATGAAACCTCCTTATACAATAAGAAATCCGCCTTTGGATTTTCCATCCTTGGTTAAAAATTTGTCTTTACATCTGCCATTACATTTGCAAATAACTCGAATCCCATGATCTTCGGCATATGTAGTATCACCGTTTTCATCCAACCATTCGGTTGCCGTCCACACTGCATGATGTTTTCCATCACACCCATATGCGAACATCTTACGTTTCAGATCTTTACTCATAGCTCCGTTACGGGAACTAAAAATATCAAACCCTGGCATGATTTCCGAGTAGTATCCTTCCCAGAAAAGATCAAGATCTTCTACAGAACCTTTATAATGTAATCTCCCACTCTGGGCAATATGATCAGTTACATCCTTGTTATATTCAAGAATTTGACAATTCAATCCCCACTGGTACCAATCGGTATTGATTGAGGCAATTGATTTTAGTTGTCTTTTTATTTTAGTTATTTCCATTGAAACCTCCTTAATCACATTCACAACATTCGTTTGGTTTGTTGCACATCATGCACCAGATATCACCATCATCTGTTAGACATGCCCCCATACCCAATTGTGCTCGCTCTTGATCTGTAATTGGTTTCTCTAGATCACTTTCGCTGATTTCTCCATCAAGGAGCTTTTGAGCAATTTCTTTTTTCATTTGAATTTCCTTTAATAGAATGGGTTAGGAATATATTTAAATATAATCATGTATGAAACTATTATATAAACACAAGCAATAAAACCAAATATGGAAGATATATGTTTTCCTTGTATAGCATAATCTGCCACGTTCATAGCGATATCAAAAATACACATAATTCCTACCAACGCTATAATAATTTCAGGCTTCATATTTAATCCTCCTAGTCTTCTGGAAAAAAGTCAATGTTCTTGGTTCTCTTTATCCATTCTTTGATAAAGTACTCCGTACCGCCTTGAGAACTATCATTGGTTTTAGCAAGGTCATTCGCCAGATCAACAATGTCCAAGTTACTGAGAGTAACCGTTTTGGGTTCATGTTTCAGGTTTGAATATTGATTGTTGTAGTATTCAAAAAGATCTGTACAAGTTCTCAATGATATAAGTCGAGCATTATTTATCATTGAAGATGATTGGTCATTTGCCATATTACATGCGTGAAACTTAATAGCTTCAACACATTCCATTGGACTTAAAAGACCACCCTTAGTAGGTATATCACAAAACTTAATTTCATCTTTCACCTCTCCCCTTTTATATCCAATATCCATTCCATTTTCCTCAGCAAATTCACCAAGGGATAATTCACCTTTATACTCAGGGTACAATCCAAAACATGGAGTATCTCGTTTTGGGTTACTTTTTGATTCAGCCAAATTACAACTTGAATCTTTATAAGAATGCTTGATTCTCTCCCATTCTTCCGGAGTATCAATTTGCCCCCATGCTTGATTGCCATCAAAATAAAATGGAATCCATCTTTTATTACTCATTTTTATTCCCCCTGTCATTAAGTTTCAAAATCAACATTTGAATATATTTATTACTTTTAACTTGAATTGCCTCGTATGTTTCTATTTCGGCATCACGTCTTTTAACACCAGCTTCAAGAGTTTTAACATCAGCTTTGCATCTCTGCATTTGTTGAAGGATCTCCAATTGTCTGCTAGTTGGTAATTTAAGTTTTCTCAGCTTTTTCATCTCTTTGTCTACATACTCAACCTCAGCAGTCTTTCGTACAACCTCATTCCTAAGCATTGAAATTGTATTGTCTTTGTCGAATATGGAATCCCTATGTTGGTTTATAACAGAGTTTGCATAACAATATAATGAAAGCAAACCGCAAACCAAAACAAAACACAATGTAGCAAAGAATGCAGAGCTTGATGATTGTGACATATCTTCATCATTGATATTTCTTTTCATTTTTTCTCCTTTAAAAAAAAAGGGTTGTTAATAATATACAACCCTTTTTTTATTTTATTACATTTTATTAAGTTTATCTACCAAGTCCAATATAGGACTATTTTCATCTATCTTACTAACGCTGATAGATTCATTGTTGATAGTGGTTGTAACATTTAGTTTGCCTGCAGGTACAGTTGAATTGCTTTCAACATGATAACCAGGCAAATTGATATCATTGTTAAACATATCTTCGTCTACATTCATATAAATGAGTGTACCCACAACCAATATAATTGTAAGTGCCCCAGATAAAGTTTTGGATGTTTTTACAAAATCATCCCAATATTTTTTAAACATAACATATCCTCCTGTTAAAATTAAATACAAATAATCTATCTATCTTACTTAATAATATATATAGTCATGACCTATATAATGGAACATACTATAAATAGTAAAGGAGCTAATATGATAGAATTATTAAGCCTTATAATTTTTTTAATTTGTATTATTTGGGGCGCTGAGTATATGAGAAAAAATAACTCCAGTAAAAAGATTTTATTATTAAATTTAATAATATACATAATAGCATTTTCAATATGGACATCATTAATATTAAGTTGGTTATGTCATTTTATAAATAAATAATATAAAGTTAAAGCATCCCGATCGAGTAGTTATACTCAAAAGTTCCTATATGTAAAGGAGTAGCAAATCATGGACAAATCATTATTAAATGAAGTATTTATAAAAAAGAATGGGCCAGTAACCCCTGCACAAGCTAATCGTACACAGGATAGAAAAGCTGCTCGCTTACCAGATGATAAAAATGCTCACATAGCCAAGATAGATAATCAAATAAATAAGCTAATCCATCATGCAAAAATCAAAGGTAACTCTCCAAAGATACAACGCATGATAAGAAGAGCTAAATTAAGCAGAAATAAAATTGCTAAAAAGTTAAATAATTAAAGGAGTATAATAAAATGGATAAAAAATGTAAAGAAGGTCAACGCTGGTGCCCAATAGAAAAGAAATGCGTCCCTATGGATGATAAGAAACAACAAGGAAAAGGATTGGGTCATGGAAAAGGTAATGGTCCTATTGGGATTCCAAAAAAGGATATAGTCGAAGGATTAAATCAAGTAATGGAAAGAGAAGCAACTTTGTATGGAGTAGAACGTGGTTATTATGAAGCAGGTGATAGACTTGCTAAACAAAGAAAACAAAAAAGAAGTGACAAAAAGAATAGAACATTAGGAAAAGTTTATACTAAAAAAAGAGATCCCTTACTACTTCATAAAAAACAAAAACAAAAATTAAATAATTGGAATGATGCTGAGAAATATTTTGGCACTTCAAAAGATTCAATGTAAAGAAAGGATATTATTTATATACAAAAGAACATATTATAAAATGAATAATCATACAGGAGAATTAAATGGAAAATTTTAGACCTAATAGTGATATGAATGTAGGAAAAGGAAATTTTTTAATATTAGAATTTGATGCATATAAAGAATATCATAGCAAAGTTACTATAACTAATTGTGGTAGAGTATTAATAATTGATAAACATTTAACATCCGAAGCATATAATATGAAAAATATTGGATCCATAGTATATAAAACCTTAGACACAGCTCAAATAATTAACATTAAATTCAAACACCCTAATGTTTCTGTACCCATTTATTGTGAATTAAAAAATGACTTGTTTGTTGAGCAATACAATGAGCTGATTGATTGGTGGAACAAGGCACTATAATGTATTCTGAAAGTAGAGCCATAGTATTTGCTTCTTGTGTTGGGTTAGCTTTGGTTTGTCAATGGTTATTAGGATTGGATTGGACTATGATATTTGACAGAGCAATTGAATTATGGTTTGATTTAATATTCATTATTAGATAGTGTCTGGGTTTGAAATAGGACGGTTGGGTTTGAATTGATACTAGTATATAGGATTGGATGAATAGCTTTAATTGTTCTGGATTGTTAGTTGGTAGGTGTCTTAGGTGCTGGTTGATTAGGTTAGTGATTAGGGTTGGAGGGGATTTATATAAAAGGAATGTTTGTTTGCAATTAATATCCTAGTAAGTATTCAAGGATAGTTATTAATGCTTTGAGTATATTGCATATTTCATATAACATGAGCGACTCCTTGGCTGGGGTTGCTCCACTCCAACCATTATATGACTTAGTGGAGTATCATTAATATGTTCCAGAATTTGGTTTGTTAACGATCGAGTGAATAGGAGATTTAATTATGAAAAAAGAACATCCATATGATATTGTGGAAGTTGCAGATGGATCCATTACAAGAGATGTAATGAGAGGCACCGCTATTAGAAAGAATCTATATATTATTAAGACTGTTAAATATTATAAGGAAGAATATAAATAATAATATGTTTTAGTTTGTTAGCTGCTAAGTGTTTTACTTTTTGTACAGGAAAAAGTGAAACTATTTGTCCAGGAGGAAAAATGAGTATTTTATTTTTTTTGCCATCTTTTTATATAGGAGGTTCTGTATGGTTGACTTTGGCATAGCGGTTATTATCGTGGTAGTTTGTTTGATTTATGTATGGAATGTTAGAAGGAAGTAATAGAGTTTATATATGTACTATGCTAAAGCGAATTACCCTATATGGTGAAAAATTGGTTTATTACCCGAGAGGGGTTGCTGTCGCTTGTTTGTACCAGTGAGGTATAGAAAAAAGCAATCAGTGATAGTACCAAGATAGTATACCCCACCATAAATATAGAAGTGAGATTGATACAAACTAACTAGTCAGACAGACCGTCAATTTTGCAGCAGATACATGCCAGATACCACTCATACACATTACTACTATGCATCCAAACTAATTAACTAAACATAATCCAAACTAATTAACTAAACATAATCCAAAACATAATCCAAAACATAATCCAAAACATAATCCAAAACATAATCCAAAACATAATCCAAAACATAATCCAAAACATAATCCAAAACATAATCCAAAACAATTAGCAAGATATAATAAAGAATGTATATTCTATGTTTGCCTACTAATATATACATAGATAGCATAAAGTACATATAGCCATTCATAAGCTATTACACCATACCAAATCTATACCATATTGCATAGGCAAACATAGAACAGGATATAATCTAAAACATAAACCGACTTATATAGGAGCTATAACAATGAATAATGACTATGTCAAACCTGGATATAAAACAACAGAGTTTTGGACAATGATAGTATCTGCCTTCTTTGGTATATTAATACTGTTTGGGATAATAACAAATTTTGAGTCTAACAGTATGTTAGCATATGTAAACAATATCTCAGGTAGTTTGTTAACAGTTAGCTCAGTAGTATCTTACATATGGTCAAGAGGAAAGAGTAAGACCAATGCTAACATTGACTATACTAAGCTATTAGCTGATATAGAAACCTTAGTAAACAAAGCTAATATAGACAAGGGTATATAACCGGTTATATAAACGGGTATATAGTAAGTCATATAACCGTTTATATAGAAAAGATTACAAAAAAAAAGTTAGCAGGATAGTGTTTAGTACAGTTAGCATATGCAAAAGCCTTTTTACTGAGTAAAAACCTTTTAGTTGTCTTAGTTCTTTCTTGATATTGTGTTGGATTGTGTATTGGATTGTTGGATTGGATTGTTGGATTGTATGTGTGCTCAAAGATTTTATCCATAACTACCGGTAGGTGTCTAACATTATGAAATTGCCTCTAAGAAACTAACTCATATTCTCAATTACTACCTTTTTATTTACTACTAATTCAATTCTAACATAAAAATGCCCTCATAATACCCAAACAGTATCCCTGATATACCCAACCTACACATTACTAACATAATACTCAGTTTACTACATACAAACTACACAAAAATAGCTAGTAAACCTCCCACTGAATATTAAAGAAACATACTTAATCCCATTAAGAATAAAACTAACCTCAAGAAACCAACTAAAAGATAGTTTAAGAAACAAACTCATTTAACTCATTCTTATTATACACTATAGGCTATACTATGATACTCTTATACATTCTTTATACAATATACCTCATACTTATCCTATACTTAATACTCTTATATAAAATAGATAAATAATTAATACAAAAAAAAGGGATAAGATATTAGCTATTTACCTTATTCCTTTTTTATATTACTATAATACTTATTTACTGAATGTTTATATTAATCCTTTATTATTATTATGTTTGTTTTTTCTTGAGTTTTATATCCGACTTAATTACTTTGGTTTGTTTTTTCTGGGGTTTTATATCCTGACTTACTTGATATCTTTAATCTCTTTAACTATTGTTAGCCAATGCTCTTTACTTATTTTAGCATTACTATATTCAACAAAGTTATAACTCTTACTCCATTCAAGATATTCATTAACTAACTTGATTCTCTTTGTATTTGTTGAAAGTTGTTCTATTAACTCATTGTTTAAGTCTTGATAACATTTGAGTTTAGCATTTAACAACTTAGTCATTATCTCTACTTTCACTTTAATCTCCTTAACTTAACTTTGGTGTTTGGTTAAATCAAATAGTGAATGTTTGATTCTTTAGTATATGCATCTGACTTGCTCTAAAGATATATCCATGTTTGATTAAGTGTTTAACATGAAATATTGAGTCTTCTTTATCATCAATATTATGATAGTATTGATTAATCATCAATTTTGTTATTGACTCATACTTTTCAATTGTCTTTAATAACTCAAATTTAAATGACTTATGAACATGTCTCCCATTTTCTATAAGAAATACTAAGTTCATTATCTTCTGAGCATATTCCTGTCTATCATAACCTCCCATGTTTACTTGAAGTTTACCATCAAGGAAGTGATTAAGATATTCAATCCTTTCAAGTGTCTCTTCTCTAACTCTTGGGTAATCTGATAAAGAATTACTATCCATTGGGTTGTTAGCTCTAAACCATCTATAACTATTGTTTATTAATACAATGACTCTTCCTTTAGTTATATTAAGTTTCTTAGCTATATAATCATTACTTAATCCCAATAACCTAAACCTGATTAACTCTTTACTATATAATGCTATAGTCGGGTAATACCTTTGTTTCATTGTTTTATACTCCTTTAAATTCAAGATAGTTGAGAGACTCTAATGCTACAATGATATCATCTATTGTTTCTTCTGATATAATGTTATCACTTACTCTTTCTATAGCAATCATTATCTCTTTTCTTACAGTCTTATCAACCTTCCATTGATCCTTATCATCAAAGGTATCACTCTTTTTTATTTTCCTGGTCATATATTATCCTTTTTCTTTAGTATTGAAATAAAGTTATCATTATCATCATAATATCCAATTGGTATTAAGGATGCATCTCTTAACCTTACATGGATATATTCAATTGATTTATCAGCCTTACGATAATCAACCATAATGTTAGCATTCGTTAAGTCCTCTAATGTGAATTGAGTAAGGACTTGCATTAAGGCATTCCGGACTGCTGCTTTATTTCTTAAAGTATTTATTTGATCCATACTATCATATCTTGTTTCAGTAATAGAATCAACTGGTTGTTCCTTATAACTTGATGTTAAACATAAGGATGTGATTAATGATATTGCAAGAAGAGACATAGTCAATATGAGTAGTGATTTGAATTGATTCTTTGGACTTTGTTTTGTTTTCATTGCTTTAATCCTTTAATGATGCTTTATATTAATAAACTCATGAACCATGTTGATTAACTCGAGTGATATTCCTTTTGTTTTGTCATGGTAACAAAGGAATGTTTCAATGATGGAATCGTCAGTATACTTATTATGTTTTTCAACCTGGCACATCACATGGAATAAACCTTGGATAGTTGTATCAACCTTTATAGCAGCTAACTGATTCATCAAGTTAATCAAGACTGTGTTTAAAGGGTCTTCCTTATAATGTTTTTCAATTACTACAATAGCTAGTGTATTTAGTATATCTTCTGCATATTCATCTGCTATTAATTCAAATAGAATCAATTGTTAGTCCCCTTTATTATATGTTTAATATCCTATCTCTTCTTGGTGCCTTATGTATCTTACTAACTCATGTGTATCTATAACTCTACACTTATCAATTAATCCACCTTGTGATGGACCTATCATAGTTAGCTTAACCTCCTTACTATGGTTTTGTCTTGATAAATTAAAATGAGTTCTACAGAATAGACATTCAAAAGCAGTATGGTGATGACTCCTCATTGCCTGAGTTTGAAAATAGACTTGATCATGATGACATACTGGGCATACATGATATTCTTTTATAAAATCAAATGTTTCAATAAAATCCTTTTGACTATTTAGTCTATTATGTTGAATTAAATCATTAACATCATCACATTTTTTACTACAATGTGCTATGACTATACATTGAGGATTGACTATATTACATAGATACTTATTCATCTCCTCTACACTCTTTCAGTTTAGTTTCAAGGTTAGTTAATTTAAGCTCATATTCATTGAGTTGATATGCTTGTTCTTCAATTATGATCTTATTAGTTTTAATCACCTTTTCCATAAGACCATCCTTAATCTTATAACCTTCAATGATCTTAGACCTTAGTTGATTACCTCTCTTTAATTCAGTTGTTACGTCTGATTCACCTTTACTAAATCCCACGAATGCACCAAGTATCAATACAACAGCCATTATAGAAAAGAATAGTATTAACTCTTTGGTATTATTCTGAATGAACTGTGTGATATTGTTTGTTGTTTTATCGCTCATCTTTATTCTCCTTAAGTGATTGCTCATATTCTTTTCTAAACTTTTCCTTTATCTTAGCTCTATAAGCATCATTCAACTCATACCTATCAATCTTAGCCTGTTGTATTGAAATCTTTGATTCCAACATAATAATTTTATATATGACAAAGATTAAAGCTCCAGTTAATATCATAGTCATAGTGACAAAGAATATTGTCATTGTTAATCTCCTATGCCATTGATGATAACATTAAGTTTTTCTTTGATTTGGTTAAGTTTAGCTTCACCTGCAAGCTTAGTATATTTCAAATCAGCTTTAAGGATTTCATTACGAACCTCAAGCTTTACTATTTTAACCTCCATTTCCATCTTTTTAACTTGACCTTTCTTTATCATCAAGGCTATTTCATTTTCAAACTCATGTATTACGATGAATTGTTTTGATCTGAGTTCAGTAAGTTTTTGTTGAGATGCTATATATTTCTTACTGAATTGTTCATTAATAATTGTCGCATCCTTATACTTCTCTGTCATTATTACAGATACAATAATAAACAATACTGCTGCTAAGGATGAAACTATAGTTAATACTTTCCAATGTTTTAATTCAGTCATGGTTAACCTCTTTTAATTTCATTGATATTAAATTGTAGGTATTCTTCTTTATACCTATTTCGATTAATCAAGAACCTATCTCTTTCCAATTGCTCATGTGTTTTAAACTTAGAGATAGTTATATTGAGATCATCTATTATATCTTCTTGATCACTGATCTTATTCATAGCCTTATGATTGAATAATAAAAGGACTATAATGATTAGGATCATGAAGATTAAGAAATAGAAATGAAACATATGTAGCATATCAATCACCATTTAATAGTTTAACTGCTGCTTTCATCAATCTGTCCCTTACTTGACATTCAGCATCATACTTAGAAATTGTTTGTTTAAGGGAAGATTCCATGTCATAAAACCTTTTAGCGGATACATAGTTTTCATTATCCTTAGGATCAACAACCGCCTCTTCCAATTTATTGATCTTTGTTTTTAATCTATCAATAATTACATCCTGGTTGTTAAAGTTTGAATTGACTACTCTCAAGTTAGATATCATATGTTTTGCTTGGAATAAACTTAATGTTAATCCAATTATAATAAACCCAGCTATTATTAATCCAACTGTCAACAACATAATTCTTCTATAATCTGATTCATCATGATTCATCTGAATTTCCCCTTTGGTATTGTTACTGGTTCTATTGTAATATTTGCTATTGAATTTATGATTTCTTGATATTCATCGCTAGACATTTCAAAGTCCTTATATTTCTTATAAGAATTTAATGATAACTCTTTGAGATGTTCTTCACATTTCTTTATTTTACCCATAGCCATTAGAGCATCGTTTAAAGCTTTTTCATAATTATCTATGTTAGCTTTATGTATTGATCTAATAGCTATCATTGCCTTTGGCACTTTCATACACTACTCCTTTAGTTTATTAAGGAATTCATTGTTAGTTTCTAATACCTTTTCAACACCTTCTGTTATATCAGATTTAAACAATAATGATTTATCTACTTCAGATTGTAATTTAACTTCCAATACTCTAATGGTACCATTAAGATTAGCTTGTTCAATGAGTGATTGATTCAACTCATTCTTATATTTCCAAGCTAAGTCATAGTTAGTGTCATCCATAGATTTAGCATTACTCCACTTATCTCTGTAATCAACACAACCATGAATAGAAAACATCCATAAGGTAAACATAACAGCAATAATAATTAGGGAAATCCATTCTGTTGTAGTAGTAGTACTTCTCTGGTTCATCTTTAATACTCCTTTAAAATTAATTACAATTAAACTTCTTTATAGTTATTAATATATATAGATGAATTTTCCTTCTCTTATATAATGGATTGACTATATATATTAATAACTATAACATAAATGAGTTTGTTTAATTATTATAACCTTAATACAGGAGAATGTAGAATGGACCACCTATCAAAAACTGGAGCCATAGACAAAATTGAAAACCTTATTGCTTTTATGTCAGCCAATGCAGAGTTTAATAAAAGTATAGTTAGTCTTGCTAAATCTCTTGATGCCAAAGATGATTCAGTGTCTATCATAATGTCGGCATTATTATCTTCAACAATCAGATCAATAATTGATCCAAATGATAAAAACAATACACCTGAAATGGTGGAGGCAATTGAGATGGACAGTCTGTTAGGAAGTGTTGATGATATAGATAAAATGAAAAAGTCAGTTAAACTATTGGATCAAAGTTTTAACAATAAACATAATAGAATCTATAAGCTTCTTAAAACATTGGAAGACAATTCAACTATATCAGAGGAAGATTATAACTATAGTATATCTCATGAACATAAGGAAGTTAATACTATAGTAAACAAATACCTTGAGGAATTGGATAAGGTATCTTTTGGTGGTGATAAAAATGATCCTTTAAATACTGTGGTCGCTTTATCATTGTATGCTATAAATGTTATTAGAATGTCAGTGTATAGTCATGGTGTTATGGTTAATCCTAATCAAGATACAATGACAGAGATACTGGGATTATGTGATGATATGGAATAAAGATATTCCATTATATCAGGATTAACTATATATATTATAATTTAATATAGAAGTTTGTTTTAATTAATCTTAGCTTAGGAGATTTAAAATGTCAAGAAAAAAGAATACAAGTACTGTCCAAATTCAAAACTGTGTTTTTGAAGTTATAGCAACCAACCCGTTAAAGGAATTTACAACTCCTGCTGTTATGGCGGATTTAAAAACTGTCTATGGTATTAACCCTCCGGAAATTGTGGTATGGAGAGCAATCAATAGGCTGAAGAAGGATGGACTGATATCACTTCAATCCAAAGTTAGTCGGATTAAACATTACTCTGTTGTATCAAGTACTGATATTAGTAATTTGATTGACATTGTAATTGGATTTCCGACAGTTTTTATTTCTTCAATTAATGATTCTATTGGTGCTTCAACTGATGACACTACATCTGATGAATTTACTGTTGACTCTGTTGATAAAGTCATCGGGAAAATTAAGGATCAAGATTTTGATCCTTTGGATTATGTAGACGAAAGATACTACAACCGGATCATCCATGCACTCTATAAGAACAATGTTGAAGAGTCAAAAGAGATGGTAATAGTTGTTTTGGCCATCATGGGATATTGTTCTGCAGAAGATACTACTAGGTTTAAGAGTAGAGAGATATTTACTGCTCTCAACTTTTTGAGCAAGATGACCATCCTCTGTAAGCTCGAAATTCTTTGCAACTCTTTCTACATGATAAGGGCGGAAGAGAATAATTCTGGTGCTGAGGTGTTATATCGAATCACTATGAAACCAATTGATTTTGGTTTGAATCTAGACGTCAGTGGAGTATTGAGACCTTTGGTAATATCAACTGGGTCCTTAACTGAGGATGAAGTTACAGAATTGGTTTCTGGTCTTGATACCCCGGAAGAAAAGGTTGCAGGTATGACCTTAACCCATGAAGAAATTGGCTATGGCTTTATTGCCATATACAAAAGGGTTGAGGATGATAATGCGAGGATGCTTCGAAGAATTGAACAACTGGAAAAGGAGAATGTTCAGTTGATGGATGAAAGAAACAGTTTTCATCTAGCATTGAAAAAAGCCAATAAGGATCTGGTCGATCTGTCTTCAAAGAATGATGAATTGAAGATAGTGAAAAAGAATACTCCAAAGACTGAGATCACATTAAGAAGTATGGCTGATCTTAAGAATATTAATGTTAGTAAGAAACTCGGGTTATAACCGACGATAAAAAAGGAGCAAGCTAATAATATGCTTGCTCCTTTTTTTGTCATCTTTTTATCTCCATGTTATATTATTTGGGTTACCAAGATCTAACTCTTTACCCTCACCATATATCTCATGGTATCTTAATGATAACCCACAATTAGGACACTCTAATCCATAATATCCATCTGGGATTAAAGAAGTATCGGTTCTATCTATCTCTGTGTTACAATTCCAACATTCAGTTATTTCAGAGAAAGGGTGCTCACCTATTGCTCCTATTGATGATATCTTATCTTTCATTTCAGTTTCTCCTTTATATTAATTAGAACATATTATAAATATTATATAGGGGGTTTATATGACTTTTAGAATTATAGAAGGTGGCTCGCCAGAATCTCCTACTCAAAAGAAAAAACAACTATCCGATAAAGTAGAACAATTGAAAATCTTTGTGTCTCATATGAGATCTTTAGAGAAGTCAATTGCCTCTATTAAATCTATGGCGCATCAAATTGAGTGGGATGATTTAGATAAAAGATTAACTTCATGTCATGATCAAATTTTAGATACCCTTTCCTTTGTTAAAAAATCTACAAATGATAAAAAGCAAGATAGGTTGAATTTAGACAAACCTATAAAGACTAAGTTGAAGATTGTCAAGTTAAAGGATAAAGAATAATTTCTTTTATAATATGTTCATACTAATATAATAAGTTTCTTATATATAGAAATAGAACATATAATAAAGGTTATATAGAAATAGTGAGGTGAACTATGAGCATGGAAAAAATATGGTTTGGTATAAAATCAACTTCAATGATAGCAGTATTAATCGCTGGGTTTATAATTCTTGCTCCTATGGCTAAAGCTGTTATTGGTTATTTTGAATCCAAGGAGTTGTTATACAATGAGCAGATGATAAGGTTATCTGATTCAGGTGACCTGGCAAGTAAGAGAGTAGAGTTTAATAATAAACTTCTACAAACTCAAATAGAAACACTAAGAGATGAGATTAAGATTCAAGCTAAGGCAAGGAACCAAGAGATTGTTGCATTTGGTGAAGTTATCGCTGAGCTTAAACAAGACTTTAGTGAACAGATAGGTAATGTATATAAGGATAGTCAAGATAGTACTAAGGATTATGTTGAAACAGTTATAAGAAAGAATATGGCTGATGGATCAGAAATGCCATGGAGTTGGGCAATGTATAGTCCTAATATTTCAGGAGATGAGAAATGGACTACTGGGACATATCCTGCTAAACTCCATACTAAGATTGCCCTTGGCCAGGATAAAAAGACTGGTGGTAGAAAAGATGCATATGTTGAAAGTTATATGACTAGTGAAATATTTGAAGCTGATAAAGGGAAGAAGTTTCCTGTTGAGATTGCCAGTATTGAATGGGTTGAGAAACCACCTGATCCATATTCTTTTATGTTTAATCCAAGACTATCATTGGGATTTGGATTTACTGATGAAGCATTTGGATCTGTTGAAATGAGTTTCTTTAGCTATGGACAAACCAAAGGTGATATGGATTGGAGAATTTTAAGCTTAGGTTTTGGAATAGGTAATGATGATAGATTCTTATATGTTGCACCTGTAGAATATAATATAGGCAAACCTTTACCATTCATGGAGAATTTATTCATAGCTCCATTTGTAGGGCTTGATGATGATTCAAATACAATATGGGGCGGTCAGTTACAGATTCCATTTTAAAGGAGAAATGTTATGGCTAATTCACAAGAAGTAATAACAGCATTAGAGCAAATACAAAAGACTAATATTGATTCTATTATAGTAAGCTTCTTAATAGCAGCAGTAGCATTAATGTTATTAAAGATAGTAGCAGAAGCAATAACTGGATGGGTTCAATTAAGATTGGATCAACATATAGCGATTGGAACAACTGTTGAGGTATATGGCAAGAAGGGTAGAATTAAAGAGATTAGTGTATTCACTATTACTATTGAAAGTCAATGTGGTTATATCAGAGTTCCTACTAAGGCATGGAGAGCAAGTAGATTTTTAATATTAAAGGATACACAAAAATTACATAATAGAAGAAAAGAAGATAAATAATTAAAGGAGAAGGAATGAAAATTACAGAGAAATCAGAAGCCTATGGTGTTGACTTGGATGGTACATTAGCTGAATATCATGGATGGACTGGTGATAGGTCAGTTGGTAAGGCTATACCTAAAATGTTATCCAAAGTTAAACAGTGGATTGAAGAAGGAACAAGAGTTGTTATCTTTACTGCTAGAGCTGAGGACCCAGAAAATATACCGCCAATAGTTGAATGGTTAGAATATAATGGAATTGGTGGGTTAGAAATAACTAATATGAAAACTCCTGACATATCAAGAATATATGATGACAGGGCTATTCAAGTGAAAAGAAATGAAGGTGATATACTTGGTGACGAATCTTTAATGATAGAATGGAAAACAAGATTAGGCCCAGGTATAAAATTAAATGAATTATATAATAGGGAGGATTAGATTATGAAAGCTTTTTGGATTTGGTTATTAGGAATATTTGGAATGGCTCCGGTTAAAATACCAGAGGAAATATTGGATGATACTACTGCTCATGTTGAACCAGATAATTATGTTCCAGGAGAGATTATAGATGATTATGTTCCAGAAGAATACCCTGATGTTATAATTCCACCCGGTGATTCAGATGATCTCTTTGATGATGATACTTTAATGGATGAACTTGAAGATATAGATGAACCATATGTTGATCCAGATCAAAGGGCACCTGGAAAATTTGCAGTTCTAATTGGTATTAATAAATATGATCCATCTCTTAATTCTAATCTGAATGGTTGTGTTAATGATGTTGAAGGTATGTATGATATACTAGTAAATACATATGGGTTTCTTCCTGATAATATTAGAGTGTTAACTGATTATAGAGCAACACAGGAGATGATGCTTGAAAGGATTAGTTGGTTATTGGATCATGATGTTTATGGTGATGAATTAGTCTTACACTACTCTGGTCATGGTTCACAAATAAGAGATAGAGATGGGGATGAACTGAATGATTACTTAGATGAAATATTATGCCCAACTGATTTAGATTGGGATGATCCATTAACTGATGATGATATTAAATGGATATTTAATATGAAAGAGGATGGAGTATTCCTTACATTCATATGTGATTCATGTCATAGTGGATCAATAACTAAAACCATTCAAAATAATCCAGAAGGTATAGAGTTTGCACCTCTTGAATACCCAAGATTTATTAGTCCTCCACTTGATATTAAAATAAGAGAAGGATCTAATTCTATTGCTAGTCATAAATTTGGTGGATTAAATATAAATGAAAAGGAATTGTTTGAACAACAACATGTGTTATTGTCAGGATGCAGAGATAACCAAACATCTGCTGATGCTTACATTGATGGTAAGTGGCAAGGAGCAATGACTTCTAGTTTAATTTCTGCTATTAGAAAGAATCCTAATAGAGATTGGAATTCTATACATGCTGATGTTATTTCAATATTGAATGTAGGTGGGTATGCTCAGAAGCCTCAATTGAGTGGAGAGGATTCATTGATAAAAGGTCGTAACATATTTGGGTCATGATTCTCCTCGAAAGGGAAACCCTATAGTTAATAATATATATAGAAAAACGTTTTATAATGGAGGGAAATTTAAGTGAATTACAAAGATAAAGTTAATGAATTACTAGAAAAGAATATGACTGAGAAAGGGTATAAACTATGGTTAGGTATCAACACAATGGTTGTTGATATATGGAATAGACCTTCATCTAGTTCTGGTAAATATCATAAGAAAAGCGATGGTAGAGTCCATGATATAGCTGAGCATACATATGAAATGTTATATAATGCCATGAAGATTATTAGACTATTTGATATTACTTCAAATACTAGTAGATGTGATGCTATGTTATTTGCTATTGGACTCCATGATATATTAAAGTATGGTGAGCATGGAGAATTGAAGCATACTACAGGCAAGCATGATCAGTTGGCTGGTGATTTAATATCAGGCAACTTTGATACCTTTAGAAAAGTTATGGGTGACAATGATGTTTTGATTATGGCTGAGGCTGCAAGATATCATAGTGGTCGTTGGAGTACTGACGTTAAGGTTAGGAATGCATTTGATTGGAAAACCTTTAACCCTGAAACCTTATTTGTTCATATAATGGATATGCTTAGTACTGGCGATTGTTTGAATCTACCGGAGGAAAAATGATTATAGAAGAATTGAAAGAAGATATATTGAAAGTCTCTGTTAGACTAATTGGTGAAGGACATAAGGTTGTGCTATTGCATGGGTGTAATTGTTTCCATACAATGGGTGGTGGTATTGCTTTATACCTAAAGAATAAATACCCAGAAATATATGAGGCAGACTTAATAACTAAGTATGGTGATAGAGAAAAACTTGGTGGTTTTTCTTATGAAGAAATTAATAACAATTTAACAATTGCTAATTGTTATACACAACATGGATATGGTAACGATAGGGTATATGTAGAGTCAGATGCTATTTTCAATAGTGTTTCAAGAGTATGTGAATATTATCCAAATCATTATATTCTAATGCCTAAGATTGGGTGCGGGTTAGCTGGTGGTGATTGGAAAGAAATAAAACCAATTATTAATTCAGCTTTGAAAAATAAAGATGCTGTAGTGTGTTATATATAAAGAATGAATGGTGATCTTAAGATTTGAATTTTAAATGAATAGTGTACCCAGAAACAAACTCATTTTTTTTGTATGAATTTGTATCTAAACTTGAACGTAATATAGAACATATTTAAAAGGTAAATATTATATTTATGCTAATATTATATTTTAGTTTAATTTAACACTAAGGAGGAATCTACCATGGGTTCACTATCAAATTATGTCGAAGACGAAGTCCTGGATCATGTATTAAAAACAGGTGACTGGGCACAACCTGCTGCACTATATGTAGCACTTTCAACTGCAGATCCTACAGATGATGCATCTGGAATTTTAGAGCCTGTTGGAAATGGCTATGCAAGAGTAAGTCATGCAGCATGGGATGTAGCAGCTTCAAGAGCTACTGAGAATACTGGAACTATCAGTTTCCCAGAAGCAAGTGGTGCTTGGGGAACTATTACCCATTTCTTTATTTCTGATGCTTCTACAGCTGGAAATATGATAGCACATGGCGCATTGTCTGCATCCAAAACTATTGGTGCTGGCGATAATGCATCTTTCCAAGATGGCGCTATTGATGTATCTTTTAACACTGGTGGTATTGCTACATTCTTAGCTAATGCTGTTCTTGATCATATCTTTGGTAACACTGCATATGATACTACAGCTACTATTTATGTTGCTCTTTCATTAGCTAATCCTACAGATGATGGTTCAGCAGTTGATGAGCATTCTGGTGATGCTTATGCCAGAGTTGCTCATAATACTTGGGACGTTTCAAGTGGTGGTGCTACTGAGAATGATGGCGCTATTACATTCCCTCAAGCATCTGCAGCATGGGGTACTGTCACACATTTTGCAATGTTTGATGCTGCTACTGCTGGTAATATGTTGTTTTATGGTTCTCTCGATAATGCTAGAAACATTGGACAGAATGATACACCTTCATTTGCTGATGGCGCATTAGATATTACTATGGACTAATCTTTACCAGATTAAGAAATAGTTTTAAGAACATTTCCCTCTCATTGAGAACATATTATAAATATTAATCAATGAGAGGGTTTTTTCCGTCATGAAAATAAGTGAAACTAAATCATTAATAAGAAAAAATGAATATAAACATTATGTATATGGTATAATATCACCATCAGGCAAACCATTTTATATAGGTAAAGGCCAAGATTATAGATTTCAACTTCATTTAGCTGAAGCTATTAACACAGATAATAAAAATTTAAAATTGAGTATAATCAGAGGGATTATAAAATCTAACAAAAGATTAAACTATAAAATTTATGGATTTTATAAAACAGATGAAATTGCATTGGTAGTTGAAAAATTTTTAATATTATATTATGGTAGGATTGATTTAAAAACTGGAATACTAACTAATCTAACTGATGGTGGTGGTCCAAGAAATTGTGCTGAGGAATCATTAAAAAAATTAAGTGATTCAATTAAAAATTATGTTTTAACACATCCAATAGAACATAAATCTTATCAAAAAAATGCAACAAAAGTTAAACAATTACCTGAAGTAAGAAATAAATATAGAAAAGCCCAATTAGATTATATGAAATCATTTCCAGATGAACATGTTGATACTATGGCTAAAACACATAAGACTAGAAGAAAACCAGAGAATAGAAAAGCTAATAGTAAACGTTTGAAAGAATATTTTAAAGATCCTAAAGCGAGAAAGAAAAATAGTGAAGCCCAAAAATTAGCTCATAAAAGAAAAAGATTAGTTATAGATAGATGTAAAAATTTAATAGATTCTAACTTTTTAAATATTCAGTTACCATCAACTACTAAGAGTATTAAAGTTTTTGAAGAATTAGAAAAGAAATTACTTGAATTAATTTAAGTTTCAAACCCTCTCACTATTTTATTAGGTGAGAGGGTTTTTTCCGTCAGCATTTTATACTGAATCATACTAAGTTTTAGAACAAATTAAAAAATATAGAGTTTGGAAATACAAATATTAATTTTAGATTTATAAAGGGGTTAAGCTATGGCGAATTATATATACGGAGCTGTTGCTTTAAATGGTGGGGTTACAGGTTCATTAGATTCTATTGATGGAACTGACCTTGCTCAAGGCGATGCAGCAATTGTTTTTACATCAGATGCTACATATATTTATACATTAGATGAATCAAGTGGTGGTACTGAAAGTTCGCCTGATTTAATCTCACCAGATGCAAATGAAGAAAACAAGAGATGGATTTTAGTTTCAAGTAGAGCTGCTGAGTCAGCATTAGATGTCACTACATTTAATGGTATACTTGATGCTAACGATGATGATGTTCAAAAAGCATTGATAACAATTGATGATATGTTTGATAGTGGAGATTTTACTATTGCACCTGGATCAGTTACATTAGTTGATACTGTAGTAAAAGTAATTACTACTGATAATGGTACAGTAGGTGTTGTTGGTCATTCATTGGCTATTAATGGTACTGGTAAAGTTAATACCACAGGATCAGGATCAGCAGTATCAATTGCAGTTGATGATCTTAAAGTTGTAACTAAAACAGCTGCTTATTCTATTACTACTGCCGATGATATTGTTATTGGTGATTGTTCTGGTGGAGATATTGAATTAACATTACCTCAAGCAGCAACTAAATCATCTATTTCAATTTTTAAGAAATCATCTTCTAATACATTAACAGTTAGTTGTTATGGATCAGAAACTATTGAAGCTAATACCTCATATACTATAGATGACGAGTATGGTTGTTTAAGACTAATTTCTGATGGTGTTAATACATGGGTAAGAAGTGCTGAGATGTATGATCTACCAACTGCTTCTTCATCATTATTAGGTGGTGTTAAGATTGGTGATTCCCTTAAGATTGCCGCTGGTATTGTTGATGTTGATTATTCAGCAGTTGATGTTGATATTATTCCTGACGTTGATATTACTAGATCATTAGGTAGTGCATCTAAACAATGGAAAGATGTTTTCGTTGGACCTGGATCTTTATATGTAAATGGTCAACAAGTTTTATCAGATGAATCAGGAACAATTGTTTGTAGTGCTGATCCAGATCAAAACCTTCAATTTAAAACTCTTGGTTCTGGTGAACTTCAATTGTTACCTGCTGGTACTGGTTCAATTCAAATGAAAGGTAATTTCTCAATTTTAGCTGGTAAAAATATAATGTCAAGTGATGGTAATGCTATTAATTATAGTGATGGCATTGATATGAATGGAAATTCAATTACTGGATTACCGTTACCATCTGCTGGAGGTGATGTAGCTACAAGAGATTATGTAAATACCTATTCTTCTAATGCAAGTAATCTTTCTACTGGAACTATACCAACTTCAGTGTTACCACCTATTGCTATTACAACTACACAAACTGCTGTTTCAGAAATTGCTATGTTAGCATTAGTTACTCAAGAAGGTGATGTTGTAGTTAGAACAGATGAAAGCAGATCTTATATTAGAAATGCTGGTGTCTCTGGAACTATGTCAGACTTCAATGAACTTGCAACACCTACTGATTCAGTTCTTAGTGTTAATGGTGAAACAGGAGCAGTTACAATAAATCAAGATGAGGTTCTTGATGGTTCAACATATGTAAGAACAGCTAATGACTTTACTGATATTCTTAAAATTAAACTTGATGGAGTTGAGGCAGGTGCTGATGTTAACATGACTCCAGCAGAACTATTGACTGCTATTAAAACAGTTGATGGTCCTGGTTCTGGATTAAATGCTGATCAATTAGATAATATGGATTCAGCTAATGCAGCTACTGGTAATACAATTGTTGCAAGAGATTCTAATGGTGATGCTACATTTAGATATATGAATTGTAATGCTATAAATACTAGTATAGCTCAATCTGCTAATAATGCTCATACTATATTTTATTCTTCAACTGATGCTTTTATTAGAAAAAATACTGCTGCAGGATTTAAAGCTTCTCTTGATTTAGATCAAGTAGAAAACTTACCAGCATCTACTGGCTCAGTTGGTAATAACTTAGTACTAAGAGATGCAAGTGGAAATTTTGCTGCTAATATTATTACTGCTACTGTTACTACTGCTAGATATGCTGATTTAGCTGAAAAACATACATGTGCGAATAAAACACTTATTACTGGTACTGTTATTTGTGCTTGTACTCAAGGTGAGTATGAAGTAGAAGAATGTTCAGATGAAAAGGCATCAAATGTTGTTGGTGTTGTTTCAGAAAAAGCTGGTTATATAATGAATGAAGGACTAGAAGATAGTATAATTGTTGGTCTTACTGGTAAAGTCCCAGTTAGAATTATTGGTGAAGTTAAGAAAGGTGAACCAATTGTTTCAGCTGGAAATGGATGTGCAAGACAAGCAATTACTGAAATGGAACTTCTGTATAAGATGGGAGTTGCATTAGAAGATAATAGTGACATAAATGAAAAATTAGTTTATTGTGCTATAAAATAATATAAGAAACAAACTCCCTCAGTCAATATACCGATTGAGGGAGTTTGTTCCGTCGGAATATTTTCTTAATACTATAAATATTTAGAACAAATATAAAATTAATACCATCTTAAAAATGGAGGAATAATGGCTGACTTAATTATACGGAAACGAAACCTAGTAGTATCAATGGGTGGAGCTTCTTCCGTAAGGTCAGTGAGCAGATATTCAGATTTTGCTCTGTTGATGTTCTTTGGTGGAACCGCTAAAGTATCAACAATTATTCAAACTGTAAATACTATAGTAATTGAATCAGTCTCTCATGTAGCTATTGAAACTGATTGCGTTTCCTTATCTACTAACGTCTGTATTGGTACGTCAATACAAACCCATGGTCCTCCTATGGTAGATATTAAATCGTTCCTCCATTCTTTTACTGTATTTACAGTTATTTCAAGTACCTACCATGACTATAAAACAAATAATTTTTTAAAAAATATAAGTAGATGCGGTTAGTCCGTAATTAGAATAGGAGATAAATAGTATGGCTGATATTATTTTTATAAATAGAAGTAGTGTAAAATGGAATGATACATATGATAGTTATATGGTTAATTCAGTTGTTGGTGGGGATACTATAGCAGGAGCTCAAATGACTTTAGGTAGTAATGAAACATTATCTGCTTCCTCTGTATCTGTTAGTTTAGTTGATGTTATTATGACTGCCGGTATTGCTGAATTACTAGCCTCATCTAATACAATTACTACTAGTACACCATCTGCGATTTTAACTATAGGTGTAATTGAAGTATTAACTTCTGTAAGCGATAGTTTAGTTAATATTTCTGCATGGATTACAATGGGTGTAGCTACTGACGTTGCTGGATCTCTTTCTTTCACATCAAATATAATTGATACTGAGTTAACTATTGGTGTAGTTGAAATTGTATCTTCAACTGTTGCATATACATCAGTTACTGCTGGTCCATTACTTGCTATTGGTAGAGATGAATTATTAACATCTAGTCAAACATCAACTGCATTTGTAACCGGTTTGTTAGATCTTGGTGTAACAGAGTTACTTGCCTCATCATCATCAAATGCCTCAACTACAGATGCTTGGTTGCAAATAGGTATTCTTGAACCATTGAGCTCTACTGCTACTTGTGTTGTTAATGAAACTGATAAAGAATTAACAATGGGAGAAGAAGTTGAATTATCTAACGGTATTATTATTCAATCAAACTCTGTTTCCTTATTAGACTTAGGGGTTTCTGAATTATTAGCATCTACTGGTCCTATTAGTTCTACTGTTTCAGCCGCAGTTATTACAATGGGTATTGATGAAGATTTATCTTCAACTATAAATATTGATTCTATTGTTTCCATTGTGAACCTTATTAAAGGACATGTAGAAGTTCTTACTGCTACTATTGTTTTAGTTAGTCCTGTAAGTTCTCCAGATATTGTTACAGGGATTCAAGAAGCTACAGCTTCAACTGGATCAATTGTTTCAACTATATTAAATACTGAATTAACAATGGGTTTGGAGACATTGATATCATCATCTATTAACTTAGAATCACAAGTTAGTTCATTCTTGAACTTAGGTGTTACTGAGGTATTAGAAGGAACTATCAATTTCACTAGTTCTATAAGAGAAGGTGGACAATATCTTGATCTTATCATAGGTATTCAAGAATTACTTGCATCGACTTCAGTTGATACATCTAATGCTATTGCTGAATTAACTCTTGGTAGTAATGAACCATTGAGTCATAGACTTAATAATCCAGAATTTACCAGCGATGGTGTAACAAGATTATTATATAATTTTAATAGTCTACCTATAGTTGATGAATCTCTTTATAACCATAACGCATCTGCTTACCCCGCTTCTTTATCAGGTACTCCTATATTTGGCGCTGATTCTTTAAATCCGGAAATAGGTTCAGTTGAAGTAGGTAATATTAATACTACTTTAAATTATGGCACTGGGAATTTTTGTATAGAATTTTGGTTAAAAGATCCTGGCATTAAAGAAACTGGAGATGGTTATAGTATTCTTGATAGATTAAAATTTACTGGAGATGCAGGAACTCAAGGTGTATATGATGCTAGTGCATATGATTCAGAAGTATTTCTTTATACTAAACTATCTAATGGAACATTAAGATTTAGTTATAGAAGTCAAGAATTTCAATATTGGTTAGGTGCTGGATATGATCATGTATATTATGGAGCATCTATCTATGTTGATCTTCCTGGAGATACTTTAGACGAAAATACTCATATTGCTATATTTAGATATGATGGTAATATTTATTTATCTGTAAATGGTGTAATTCATGGAAATTCTATATATGATGGTTGCCCAAATCTTTCAGGCGGTACATTCGATATTGGTAATAAACTTGGAACATATACTAACCCTGAATTAAGTATAGATTCTTATAGAATTAGTTCTGCATCAAGATATACACCTGAGACATTTGAGCCTTTAAATTATTTAAAACATATTGAATCTAATATTACTTCTGATATTACATTGGGTCTTGCAGAATTACTTGCATCAACTACAGCTAATACATCTGATGCTATTGCTGATATAGGATTTGGTGGGTTTGAACCATTAGCTCATACTACTTCAGATGTAATTAGTAATGCTAGTGCTGTAACAATTGTATTTGGTGTTACTGAAGTATTATCAGCTTCATCCAATATAACTTCTAATTCTAACTCTACTTTAACATTAGGTATAACAGAATTAGTAGCATCAACAATTATAAATACTTCATCAGCATCTGCCACATATATAATATTCGGTGGGTTTGAAATATTAACTTCAACTTCTTTAGTGACTACTACAGTTTCATGTAATACTATTGATTTTGGTGGGTTTGAACCATTAGCTCATACATTAATTCCATCTGGTTATGTTGGTGATTGGAATGATTTATTTCAAACACCAGATGATCATTTTGTAGCTTCAATAATTACATCAGTATTACTTAAAGGTGTTGATGAAATTTTAACTGCAACAAGTGATACTACTACAGATGTTCAGGTCTATATTAACCTTGGTCAGAACGAGAATATGACTTCAACAGCAAATATTGTATCAGTTGTAGATTCAGCTATAACATTAGGTGTAACAGAAGATTTAACTGCTACTATTGGACCTATCTCTACAATTTCTAATAGTTTATTAACTATAGGTATTGATGAATTATTAGGTGATGTTGACAATGCTCTTTCATCTTCAGTAACTGCTAGTTTATCATTTGGTGTTGCAGAAGAATTATCTCATACATTATATGAATTTTCATCTGGTCCTGTTGATCCTTATGTTATTACAGTAGCTTCTAATGCAGTATTAGATCTTGGTGTTGATGAAATATTAGCTTTATCTGAATCTTCTACTAGTTCAACAAATGCTAGTTTAGTAATTGGTATTACTGAAGCATTAAGTTCTACTCAGTCTATTATTAGTACTATTGGATCTGGTGATTTAATTCTTGGTGTTGAAGAAGAATTATCAGATGAATGTGTATGTTGGACTTCTATCTCTGGCACATTAACGTCAGGATTAGTAGAAATATTATCATCATCAGTAGCTTCTAATTCAGTAGCAGACGCTGAATTAACATTGGGCCTTGATACACCATTATCTCATTCAATAACATTTACTCCTGGTGAATCATTAGAAACAGGTAAATTATTTATTGATGGTGAAAGTGTAATACAAGATGAAAATGCAACATATACAATTACTACCATTGGTAATACTGCAGTTGATACAAATGAGTATTGTCCAAAAGGTGACAGTTTAAGCTCAATTTATTTTGATGGAGATGGTGATGAATTAACAATTCCTTCAAGTTCTGATTGGGATTTAAATAAAGATTACTTTACTGCTGACCTATGGGAAAAACCAACATTTGAGGATTCAGTTGGAACATGGATGGCTCACGAAGATCAATGGTCTATAGGCATTGGATCAGATAATACTTTACGTGTACAGATTTATGATATTTCTGGTGTTATGTATTCTCCAAATAATATTAGTGCTTTAGTTGAAGATGCATGGGTTCATGTTGCTATAGTTAAAAATTTAAATGTTGTTAAAATTTATATTAATGGTTTACATACATCTACTATAAATATTACAAATGGTATAAAAAATGTAAATACTATACTATCAATAGGTAAAGATAGTCATGGTTATATGGATAATATCAGAATAGATGATACAATACTTTGGACATCTGACTTTAATGTTGCATCTAATGAAAACTTATTATATGAAACACAAAGTATTCCTGAACCTTATATAGTAATAGATACTATTGCTGCATTAACTCTTGGTATTGATACACCAATAAGTTCTACACAAGGAGTTATATCTACAACATCAATTTCCTTATTAGATCTTGGTGTTGATGTAATAAATGCTGGTGCTGTATTTAGTGTATCTGTTACTAGTGCTGATTTAATTATTGGTCAAGATGAAATATTAACAGCAAGTGTTACTGCTCAATCTAATATAAGTTCTAATATTTCATTTGGTCAAGATGAACCTTTAAGCGCCTCTTCTGAATTGGTTACTTCATTTGTTGCCCCATTATACTTAGGTGATACAGAGTATATGGGAATGTCAATTTCCACACAGTCTGTAACATATGCTAGTTTAGTATTAGGTGCAACAGAGTTATTAAGTGCTACAAGTGCCACAAGTCAATCAGCAATTGCTTTAATAAGTTTTGGTATTGTTGAAACTGCAAGTGTTAGTACATCATTCACTTCATCCTCAGCGGCTGACTTAACTATAGGTCATGTTGAGGAATTATCATCTACTCTGGATAGTGTTACATTAACTAATGATGTTGAAATGGATCTTGGTGGTCCAGTAGTATTAATAGGAAATACATTAGTTCAATCATATGCTATTTCAAGTACTTTAGTATTTGGTGTATCGGAATTAATGGCATCAACTATTATATCAGCTTCAATAACTGATGCTACACTTGTATTAGGTATTGATGAACTAATGACTGCTACTGGAATAGTTACTTCTAATCCAGTTGGTTGGTTAACTATGGGTATTGTTGAATCTTTAAGCGCGACTCAGGAATTTATTTCAACTAGTGATGCCATTGCTATTCTTGGTCTTGATGAAGTATTAGAAGCGGGTTCTATTATTCAATCATTGGTTAATGGTGATGTTGGTCTTGGTACAATGGAAATGATGACATCAACTATTGGTCCTATATCTACTACAGGAGTTGCACTATTAGATTTAGGTGTAACAACAATTGTTGCATCAACAGGATCAATTGTTTCTAATCTTGGATCTAATTTAACTCTTGGTGCTCCAGAAGATTTATCATTTACTTGCGTTACTAATATTATAGGAGAAACTGGAGAATTATTCATTGATGGTGAAGGAATAATAGAGGATGAAAATGGAAATCATACTATAACAAATTATGGCATTCCATCAATTGATCCATCTGAATCAGTTCAAGGTGAGTCAAGTATTTACTTCAATGGAGGTTCATATTTAGAAATAGCAGATAGTGAGGCTTGGAATTTTGGAGATGATAATCTTACTATTGATTTCTGGATTAAACTTGAGAATTTAATAAATCCTCAATATATAATAAATCAATATGAGTCTGCAACTGAAAGATGGGATATTTCTTATAATCCTACTAATGGAATTAGTTTTAATTTTAGAACTGCAGGGTCATTGGCATTACAATTAACTACAGGTGTTTCATCAAATACTACTGAGTGGCAACATATTGCATTAGTTAGAAATGTAAATGATTGGAGTATATATAAAGATAGTGTTTTAAAAGATTCTGAAACTCTTGATGTTACAATTCCAAATTATGCTAGTCCTTTATATATAGCATATAGACCTAACTATGCTTATAAAATGTCTGGTAATATGGATAATATAAGAGTAGTAAATGGTGATGCTCTTTGGACTTCTGAATTTGATATAGAAACTGATTTACAATATTCAGGTATTTCTGTTAATACTCATATAGCTGCTTCAGAAACTATTCCTGTATTAACTATGGGTATTGTTGAGGAATTATCATCAACTATTAATTTTACTACAGAGTCTGATGGTTCTATAGTTACTGGTATCATTGAAGTTCTTGCCACATTAGGATTTGGAATAGCTATCACTAGTGCTGATATTACTATGGGTGTTGATGAACCATTAGCTCATACTGAAGTTGGGATAACTGGTCAATCTAATGTTGTTGCCGATCTTGGTATTCCAGGAAATTTAGAAGAATTATCATCAAGTATTTCTATTGAATTATATGCAGAGGCTACATCTCTTGATACTGGTGTAACTGAGTTAGTATCAGCATTTAAAATGATATGGTCTCAAATTCACACTCCTGTAATTACATTTGGTGTAACTGAACTATTCAGTGGGTCTGTTTCAGTTAGTACAGTAGTTGGGACACCAGATATGATTATTGGTATGCTTGAGATAATGTCAAGTACCTCATTCTCTGTAGTTGCTAATATAGTCGAGTTATCAATGGGTATTGGTGAATATGTATCATCAACAGTAAATATTTCTTCTACTAGTGATGCATTATTAAGTACTGGCGATGATGAATTACTTGCCTCAACTATTATAACAACAGGTGCTGTTGCTGGTGAAATTATCTTTGGTTTGATAGAGATGATTTCAGCTACAAGAATTGTCAACACAGTAACAATTGGACAAATCTTTGCAGGTATAGAAGAAATTCAAGAAGGTACTGTTGTATGTTCATCTAATACAACTGCCTTATTAGGATTAGATACTTGTTCTCTGGTACATAACAGAAGAAGATCAAGAAACGGTGGTATATTCATAACAACATAAAATGTTCTATTAACTAATTCTCAAAGGAAATAATACTTATGAGTGATATAGTTTTTATAAATAGGGCAGATGTAAAATGGAATGATTCATATGAATCTTATTTTATTAATTCTAATGTAAGTGGTGATACTTTAAGTGGTGCATCACTTATATTAGGATCAAGCGAAGTATTAGCAGGAAAATCTTTTTCAGTAACATCTGCAATTTCAATATTATCATTAGGGCTTGTAGAGATTTTAGCGTCTACTATTCCTACAACTTCTATCAGTGAAAATATTGAATTGTTTATAGGTGTAGCAGAAGAAATTTCATCTGGAACTATTATAGGAACAGTAGTTGATTCATTTTTAACAATGGGTTTAGCGGAAGGTGTTTCATCTACTAGTTCATGTCAAGTTATTATAACATCTAATTTAGATCTTGGTGTCGTTGAATTATTAGGTAGCTCAACATCTGTTGTTTCAAATACTGCATCTGAAATGACTATGGGTGCTGTTGAATTAGTAACTAGTAACATTCATGTTAATAGTACTACCACTACACCTCAATTATCGTCTGGTCGAATAGAACATTTAGTAGGATCAACATCTATAATTGAGAGCATAGTTTCTGGATTTATAATTCTTGGTACAGAAGAAGTTGTATTTGCTAGTTTTAATATAGATTCAAATGTCGATGCAGAATTAACTTTAGGAGTTGAAGTACCTTTATTCGCCACAGTTAACTTACAATCATTTGGCGAAGCTTTAATTACTATTGGTATATCAGAATTATTAGCTGTTTCATCTATTTCAATAAGTTTAGCGACAGGATTATCAATTGATCTTGGTCAAGATGAACCATTAGATTCAACTACTTTAATTAATTCTATTACATCTGCTGAATTAATCCTTGGTCAATCTGAAATATTAAGCTCAAGCATTGATATAACAAATGATGTTGATAGTTTACTTACCCTTGGTGTTCATGTAATACTTGGTAGTATTATACCCACAACATCTATTGTAGAACCAGAACTTACAATAGGACATATAGAACCTTTAGAATCAACATCATCAGTTGTATCATCAATTAGTTCATTCTTAATACTTGGTTTAACTGAACCATTATCCTCTGCAATACACCTACAAAGTTTTATAAGACAAGGTGGTGAATGGTCTAATCTTATAATTGGGCATACTGAGTTATTAACTCATACAGTTAATATTATATCTAGTATTGATCTAACTACTCTTGACTTGGGTGGTGGTATAGAAGAATTATCTCATACTAATATTATACCAGAAGATGTAATATTCAGGAATACCCAAGATGTTCATTGGTATATTCCATACAATAATTATTTGGCTCAGTCTAATACATTTGTTGAGTTGACTTTAGGTCATGTTGAATTATTAGCAACATCTATTGCATATGCATCTGTATCTAATATTGCTGAATTAGAGATTGGAATAGATGAACCATTATCAGCTACAAATGATATAGAAACTGCTGCTAGTGCATTTATATTAATGGGAACAACTGAACAATTATCAGCTTCTATTAACACAGAGGTTATTCAAAATTCTTTATTAGTTATTGGTCAAATTGAATTATTATCAAGTACTGTATTGTCTATTTCTATTACTGACTCTGATTTATTAATTGGTAATAGTGAAATTCAAACAGCAACTGCTTTAGCTCAATCTAATACATATGCTGTATTATTAACAGGTTCTGATGAAAGCTTGAGTGGTTCTCTTAGTTTCTCTTCTAATGTGGAAGGAATTTTCTCATTTGGTATTATTGAATTTCTATCTTCTTCATCATTAAATTTAAGTGTAGTTGATGTTGATTTAGAGATAGGAATAACAGAACCATTAGAATCTACAGATTTAATTCATACTTCATCTATTTCTGTTTTAACATTAGGTGTTGCTGAAATTTTAAGAGTTACTTCAAGTGTAATATCAACAACATCTAATTCAAACTTAACATTAGGTATTGTTGAATCTTTGAATGTTAATCAATTAATTAACTCCAATGCTTCTGCTATATTATCAACTGGTTTTTCTGAGGAACTATCAGCAACCATACTTATAAGTAGTAATATTCTTAATGATTTAACCATAGGTCATACTGAAATATTATTATCAACAGCTACTTCTATAAGTTCTGCTTTTAGTGGTCTCTTACTTACTGGTGAATTAGAAATATTAGCTTCTTCAACATTTAGTGTTTCTATAACTGAATCTGAATTATCATTAGGGGTTTTAGAACCATTAACATCAACTATAGAGATAGAATCTCAAACTAGTGGCTTTATTATTAAAGGTGCAATTGAATCTATAAGTAGTTCTATTGATGTTCAAAGTTATATTAGAAAAGGTGGTAGATATAGTGAATTAACTCTTGGAATAATTGAGGTATTAGAATATACAAAAACAATTGAAACAACTGTTTTAGAAACTGATTTAATTCTTGGTTCTGATGAATCTTTATCATTTACATATTATTTTATGGGTAGTTCTGAGGCAGATGCTTTATTGACTACAGGTAAGATTGAAATATTGGGTTCATCATCTATTAGTCAAACAGTAGTAGCAACAAATTTGACTATTGGTCATGTTGAGGAATTAAGTGGGTTAACTATTTCTATTGTTAAGGTTGAGCCTATATTAACCTTAGGTGTTTCAGAAGAATTATCATCATCTATTGATATAGTGAGCGTTGTTGATGCTGATATTATAATAGGTGTCTTAGAGTTGTTAGCGTCTACAATTGCTACAACATCTAAAGTTACACTTGATATGGTTCTTGGTCTTGATGAACCATTATCAACTGGAGCTATTGTAGTAAGTAATGTTAATACATTTTTATTACTTGGTAGAGCAGAACAATTAGATGCCTCAATTCATATCACTACTTCTATTTTGACTGATGTATACTTAGGAGTTGGCGAGCAATTATCAACACCAATAGATATTACATCTAATGTAAGTCTTCCAAATCTTGAGATAGGTATTGTTGAATTATTAACTGGTAATCCATCTCTATCTGTAGATATTACAGCAGTATTAGGTTTAGGTATATTAGAAGTAGTAGCAGCAACATCTATAACACAATCTAATTTGCCTGGAGATTTAACTTTAGGTGTGTCTGAACCATTAGAAGTTAATAATTTAATTCAATCAACTGTTAATGCTGACTTAGAGTTAGGTGCCGCTACACCATTATCAGCAACTACTAATATTATATCTTATAGTATAAGTTTATTGACTGTTGGTAAGGCAGAGTTACTTGCTTCATCAAATTTTTCTATATCAATAACAGATGCCACAATAACATTGGGTATTGATGAACCTCTATCTCACACAAGTGTAATAGAAACATCATCAGATGCCAACATTACAATGGGTATTGACACACCTCTATCTAACAGTACCACTTTATCAAGTCTTGTTGGTACTGGCAATTTAGTAGTTGGTGCATCTGAGTTATTAGCTTCAACAAATTTCTCTATATCAATAACAGATGCCACAATATCATTTGGATCTGATGAACCATTATCAAGTTCAATTTTAGTACAAAGTTATACTAATGATGGTCCTTTAATTATAGGTATAGATGAACTATTAGCTTCTGCTAATGCATCGGTTACTAGGTTCCCACCAGCTGAGTTAGATCTTGGTGCTCCTGAACCTCTTACATCTACAGCTATTGTTCAAGCATATGTTGCAGATGTATTAGATCTTGGTATATATGAACCATTATCAAGTACTATTTCTATTAGTCATTTAGTTGAAAATACTATTGATATAGTTATTGGTGGTCCTGTACCAGTTGATGCGACAATTGAAATTGAATCTAAAGCTTATGGGTCTTGGTTATATGTACCAGGTAATTTAGAAGAATTAGAATCTACTATCAACATTATATCTAACATTCAACCTAATTTAATTACTGATAATGAATTATTAGAATCTACTGATAATATTATAACAACAGCCTATGGTAGTGCATTAAGTATTGGAGTTATAGAAATTGTAGCTGGTACTAACTTTGCTATATCAGTTACAGGATCTGAGTTAAAACTTGGTGTTTCTAGCATACTTGATTCAAGAACTAATGAAATTGTTAGTAATATATATAATACTGAATTAACACTTGGTAGAAATGAACCTTTAGATGGGGTAATTGTAGTTGAAATTATATCTAATATTTATGCTGATTTAGTTATCGGTGTAGTTGAATTGTTATCAAATTCAGTATTTAGTATTTCAATTATAGATGCAGATTTATTAATTGGTAGAGTAGAAATATTATCTGCAACAATTAATAGCACAAGTAAGACTAAAGCTTTCTTAGGAATTCCTGGTGTATTAGAAACATTAGAAGTAACAGATAATGTAATTTCAAATGTATCTACTACTGGATTGGTTATTGGTAATGTTGAAGTAAATGGTAGTGTTTCTAATATTATTTCATTTGCAATAGCAGATCTTAGACTTGGTGATAGTACAGATTTAAGTGGTCGTGTACATATCCCATCTTTTATATATACTAAACAAGATTTAATGTTTGGTGTTATAGAAGAATTATCTGGAGAAACTAGTACCATATCTAATATAATTGGTTCTATTGATAGTCCATGTATACTTGAAAGTACTGTTATTATATCATCATATGTAACTGTTGACACATTTATATTTGGACAAGATGAAGATCTTAGTTCTTCAATTGATATAACAACAGAATCTGATGCATTAATGGTAACTGGTGATCTTACAGAATTATCTGGACATATTCAACTTGCTAAATCATTTGCCTTAGGTTATCTTACTAACCCAACTATATACTTAAATTCAGACAAATATTCTGCATGGAATAAACCAACATCATATGTTAGAGCTAGTTTTATTGATATAGATGGTATTATTGAAGTTGATACTAATATTGGTATAGTTTCTATTGTTGGTGATGTTGAAATAACAATGGGTCTTCCAGATGAATTAAATGGTACAGCCACAATAGAATCATTGATAAATAATGCTGAGTTATTCATTGGACATACAGAATTAGTTGCAACTACAAACTTTTCTATCTCTATAACTGATGCCTATTTAACACATCCTGTAATTTATGTATCTTCAAATATAAACATTCAATCTAATGTATTAGATACTGTAGTTACTGGACCAGAACATCTTTATGGTTCATCTTTTATAGTTAGTATTGTTGATGGTAATATTGTTGATGGTAGAGTTGAATTAGTTTCAGCTCATGAAAGTATAATTAGTAATATCAATGTTGAATTAACGATTGGTATTATAGAAGAATTAAGCTCTAGAATTAATTCAATTACTTCTATATCTATACCAGAAATAATTTACAATGTATACTTAGAATCAGATGAAACATCTCTATGGAATAAAGTTATATCAAATGTAACTGATTCATATCTAAGAGTTCTTTCTGGATATTATACATCATTATGTACAGTCAATACACAGGGACTCCCAAAAGTTCTAACATTAGGTATTGTTGAAGAGTTAGACACAACTATTTTAGCTGAATCTAATGTTGTTGCTGAATTAACAACAGGTTATGCTACTCATTTATCTTCAACTATTTTATTTAGATCTAATTCTAATGCAGTAATTACTAGATCAGATTATATTGGTTCTTCTCACTCAGAAACTGAATCATGGGCAGTTCTAACATTAGGTGTTGCTGAGCACTTTGAAAGTGGTTCAATTAATATACAATCTAATATTAGTAATGACGGTTTAATAATTGGTGCAATTGATCTATATGTTGACTACAATATTATTTCAAATGTTGATTCTGAATTAGATTTACAATATGCAATAAAAAGTACTGCGACTATTCAATCATTAGTTGATGTAGAACTATCAGTTGGTACAGTTACATCTTTAGAACATTCATCAGTTATTACTACTAATGTATCTAATTCTGAATTAGAGATGGGAGCTCTTGTATCATTAACAGCAGATTTATTTGTTGAATCTCATGTTGATGGTTTTATCTATACTGGAATGGAATATGGTATTAGATCAGATATTCATATACAAAGTTTAGTTAATGAATCCGAATTATTTATTGGAGATGCAGCATCATTATTTGGACAGGCTAATGCTCAATCATTAATTATAACACCATATATGTTTAGAGGAAGATTTGAAAGTCTATCTGCTTCTAATGTTGTAATTACTTCTTATGCTGGTTTAGATATTATAATTGGTGTTGTTGAATTACTAACAAGCATTATTGCAACACATTCAGTTACAGATGCTGAGTTAACTATTGGTATTGAAACTGATCTTACCGCAACATCTATTATAGAGTCAGCTTCAAGTGGACATATAATAATAGGAACCACTGAGATACTGTCATCAACGGGTCTAATTACTTCTTATACTGGTTTAAGCGATGAACTATATATAAGTATTGCTATTGATGGAACGATAGTAAATACCTCATATACACCAGTTGCTGATGTTGTTATTGGAACACAAGAATCTATATCAGCAAGTATTGTTATAGGATCATCTGCTAATGTTGAATATATTGATGGAGCTATTGAACCTCTATTTGCTACTGTATCACTTACTACTAATGCCGGTTGTATTATAGATGTTGGTTTAGCTACAGCCTTAGCTGGATCAGCTATTTTTAGTATTAATATTTATGACATAGATTGTTGGGGAATTGTTGAGGTATTAACAAGTTCTATTAATATTAAAACAAAGTCTGATACATTCTTGAACTTAGGTGTTGCTAATCAATTAGCAAGCTCAGTTAATATTGTTCAAACTACTACATCATCTGATTTAATTATTGGTTTAGTAGAAGTATTATCAGCTACAACTACTCCTTGGGTTGAGTCTAATTCGGATACATTATGGTTGGACATAGAGCATAGAGCAAGTGCTATTAGTCAGTCTATCATACCAGATGTTAGTATAACAATGGGTCATCTTGATAACTCGGTATCAAGTTCAGTTGTTATTAGTACTGAATGTACAATTGATCCAATGTATTTTGGTGAAGATGAAATCCTATCAGCTAAATCATTTACTAAGGTTAATGTTGCAATTGAATTAACTCTTGGTGTTAGTAATGAATATCTTGAATCTTCAATTGAATGTAGTACTGTTATTGGTACTGCCACTGAATTAGAAAGTGAAACAATTGATAGACTTAATAGAAGAATTACTGCTGATTTACAATATTGGTATGATCATTTCGTTGTAAATAACAAATCATTAAACTTACATCAAATAGGTTTTCCATCAAGAGATCATGTTTATGAACAATCATTTATAGAGTTATTATTTAATGATGAATATGATAAAACAAGCTATAGATATATGTATAGAGAAATTTTAGATAAATCATCATGGCCAGATGCTATTAGACAAAGAATGATGTTAGATCCTGAAACTGCTCACTATTATATAGCAGATGGAGATAATCCAAAAGAATATAATATAAATTTATATAATATTCAATCTCATGATATAGTTATGATGGATAGATTATTAGTATATAGATTAGAACCTGAAAATGCTACATTAGTTGGTGTTGACTATGATATATTAGATACATCATTAGCTAAAATGATTTATATATACTTAGAATTGAAATTAACAGGAACTTATAGTAAATACGATAACTCTGCTATATTTACAACAAGAGTTAATTCATTAGAAACATGTTATGAGACATATCTTACTCAGACTGTCTTTGAACATGTGTCAAATAAAGGAACATAATATAAATTAGAGATAACCAATTTAAAGGAGTTTGATAGTGTTTACAATTGATGATCTTTGGAGAATAATGAAGTACCTAAAGGATGGGACTACTGATCCCAACCTTAGTGAATTAACTACCACTTTAGCGACATCAGAAAAAGAAATAACTAATACTTACTTTGACCAAATCATTGACCAACCTACATTCACTTCTAATGATTATAGAATGTTAAGACAGATGATTATAGATTGGTACGCTTCTCATAAAACTATAGCAACAACTCAGAAAAATGTATCTGATGTGCATCAACTACCTAATGACCACTTAAGTGAGTTATTTAAAAGTTTTGGATTTCCTATCGGATTGGATTTAGTTCCTCTTACGTCTAAAGCTAATTTCTTTTTAGATTTATTAAATTTTTATAAGAAAAAAGGAACTCCAGAAACTTTAGTTGATGTATTAGATTACTATGGATTTTCTGATACTGATTTAATTGAATATTGGTTGCAAAAAGATGCATATGGTAATCTTATATTTAGAGGCGAATCAGTAAGACTTGCCGCTACTGGTAGTACATTGTTATTAGATAGCGATGTATCATATGAAAAAATTACATCAACTGATCCGCATTGGTTTCAAACTAAAGATCAAATTTTAGAAATGGTAGGTAATAAAAAGGTTAACCTTCCATCTAAAACACCTTATTTTTCTTTAAGTTCTATATTCTCATTGTATACAATTAATATATCTTTATCAATATTATTTAGAGTAGTAGAAGATCAGCATGAAAGATATATACTTGGATTAGAATTACCAGAGAATGTTTTAGTTAAAAATTTAGGATTAATTCTACCAATATTGCATGTTTATGTTGGAACAATTTATGCATATGAAAGAATGTTTGGTCCGGGCGTTGAAACCAATTATGACCAATATAATTGTTATAATGGGCCATTAACTTATAGTACAGATGATCCTCCTATACCTCAAAATTTATCTGATATTACTACTGAGTATGAAACCTTAATTAGCACACCAACATCAAGATCAGATAGAGATGCTAAATTAATTCAATTAATTGATGATTGGTCAAGACCTTTATCTTCAACCTTTTTAAACTCAATTAATGCTGCTGCTCCTCTATTGGAAAATTTGAATCCTGACTTCAAAGACGTAATTGATTCTTGGTTTGATACTGATAATCAAAGTTATTTAATAACATATTTAATTGGTACATTAGATAATTGGATTAGATTAAACATTGATTCTAAATCCCCAAGTTTAGTAATAACAATGTTAGGTATTGGATTTAGAGATGAATTAGCAAATATTATTAATTTCTTTAAACCGTACAGAGCAAGACTTGCTTTTATGGATACTGCATTTTCAATTAAAAATCCATTGACTGAGTCTGTTTTATTAGACGACTGGTTGAAAACTCAAATAGAGCAATCTCATAGAGATGTTATTAGGCCATTAAATTTTAATGGTGATCCATGCAACTATGAGTTTTTTGGTGGTAGTGGTCCTGCACCTCCAGTTCCTGTTCCGATTCCAGAAGGATACGCTGGGTATTATTCTAAGTTCTTGTGGGATCTTGGTGGTATTTTTGATGCACCGCCATTAGATCAGATGGATGAAGATTATATGGAAAGATTCAATAAATACTTACAAAGTTTATTAATTGGGTCTATATGTGATAGAGTAATTACTAGAATTGAATTGAATTTTAAAGAAATTCTTGGTGTATCATTTCCTCGTGGAAATTATGATAGTGGTGATTTCTATGATGTTGATGCAGATACTGCAACAGATGCCCATGATGCAGGTATCGTCATAAAACAATGGCAAGATTCATTTACATATGATATTGATATTGGTGAAAGAGGAATGGGAGATGATGTTCCAGTAATTGATGGTCCTATTACCGGAATAGAAACAACTACCGTTGATACTTTTGGAATGGAACCTCCAGTTATGATGGATGTAGGATCTAGTTATGATACATTAAATCCAAAGGCAGCAGTTAGAGATACTTTTCATATAGATATATCATCTCTTGGTTTTTCTAATAGTTCAACCAATGTAACTGGTACTATATCATCTGGTGGTCCAGAGTTAATGACTTCTAGTGCTAACATGTCAACTTTGATATTCAATACGGAATTAACACTTGGTATGGCAGAGTCACTATCATCTAGTAATGCAATAATTAGTGTTACTGTAAGTGTTCCATTATTAATTGGTCTAAACTATTACTTTGATAATGATGGATCTTTTGATACTCCACCAAAAGCTACTTAGAGTTGATATTACAATTAATTAGAACATATTATAAATAGTCCATCTTATTCCACAGACTTTAAACTTAAAGCATTTAGTCTGTATGCTTAGGAGATAAAAATGGTATATAGCAATAACTTTGTAGTAGTAATCAAATGTAACGGCAAAATTCTTAGAGAAGTATCAAACGACAATGATGTCATCCTTCCTTTTGGGGCAGAATATTCTATCCTTTTAAAGAACCTTGATAATAGAAGAGCAGTAGCGGAAGTTTTTATTGATGGTACTGATGTGTTAAATGGAAGAAGACTTGTTATTGATGCTAATGATGACATGGAGTTAAAAGGTGTCTTGATTAATGGTGCAGTTAAGAATGCTTTTAAATTTATTCAAAAAACGAAAAAGATTCAAGATCATCGTGGTGATAAAGTAGATGATGGTTTTATTCGTGTTAAATATGGATTTGAAAGGATACTAGAATCTACAACTACATGGACAACTACTCATTACCCAACAGTGTATAGATCTTTCCATAGTAGTACCGATGTTAAATATGGTTCCAGTATGGGTAGTAATAATGGTGGTCAGGCAAGAGGAATTAGTAATGAACCAACAGCTAAAGCAATTGTTGAAAGTAACGTTACTATGGATAGTTGTAGTCCCAATGTTTCAGCTACTGTAATTGATAATAGTTTTATTCCTCAAGCTGAAGAAGGTATTACAGTTCCTGGTTCTGAATTGAAACAAGATTTTAATACAACTCATGTTGGCACTATTGAAGATCATGGCATTATTATCATTCGACTTAAAGGTACTGATAAAATAGACGAGCCTGTAAAGACTCCTATATTTGTATCTACTAAATTAGAATGTCCTACCTGTGGAACTAAGTCACATTATGGAACTAATTATTGTCCGGAGTGTGGTACTAATTTACAAGCATAAAAAATAAACAAAAAAAAAGATGGACTTTGTGGGACTCAACTAGTAATAGCTGAGTCCCACATTTTCCGTCTATGCAGCTTTACAATCAAGCAAAGATTTATGAATAATTCTATCCTTATCATAACTATCTAACCTTGCTTCAAATTCTTCTGCAGCACCAGCCCAGTCAATTGTCGAGGCATGTTTATGATAATTCAATTTACCAATACCATAGAAATCAGTGATATGATGTGTTGAATCAATCAAATTTAAAGCTTGCTCAACATCAATGATTGGTTCCATACTTATCCAAGTTTTAAGACCAGACTTTTTTGCCTGAAGTAAATTATCCAATCTTTCAACCGGAATAGCCGCATTTGGTTCCCATTTTTTACTTAAAACTTCATTCCATAAATGTAAAGTAACCCCAAACATATTGGCATCATTTAAACTAAGAAGATCAAGATCTCTTTGAGCAAGATCACCACCCTTAGTTAAAATATTGACTGGGTATCCATATTCATTTAAAAGTTTAATTGCAATCCTGGTTAACCCCAACTCTTTTTCAATTGGTTGATAAGGATCACAGGTAAAAGACATAAATACAGGAGCTCTTTCTGCTCCTTTTTTATCAAGACTTTTTAGATTCTTTTCAAGTCTTTCAATTATATCTTTCTTTGGGACAACCTCATTATGAAATTTATCCCGCTTCATACAAAGAACGCTTGGCGCATAACAATATACGCATCCATGAGAACAACCAGTATAAAGATTTAATGCTAACTCTCCATACTCTTTAGCTGTTCCAGATGGTTTATATATAACACCCATGTTTATCTCCTTCTCCAAGTCTTCTGTTTGGAGTTATTTTAATATTGTTAATATCATGTTTTTGTTTAATGAACATTATAACTCCCATTTGAGAGTTAGATTTTGAACTATGTCCACTATAAACATATGCTTCAGGTAATATTGACCAGTGATCAGGAAAGAAATAAATCTTTGATAATTCTTTAAGAGTATCATTAACTGAAAATGAAAGTTTATCATCATTTCTATATGGATTTTTCAATACAAAATTCGCTACCAATAAAACTTCTCCATCATAATTCCAATCAAGAAGCTTCATGATTTTCTTTAGGTAACGACTACCATACACAGGTTGTAAGACTCCATCATAATTTATGATAGATGGATTAAAATTTCCTGATAATGAATGAGTTAGCATGGTATCAACAAAATCCCCATGTATCCATTTAATATCAGGAAATAATTTCCTATTCTTCTTAATGATACTTTCTTCTTGATCCACCCCATGAAATTGGGATGGTTTAATGAATTTCTTTTTTAATACCTGACCCAACTCACCCAAAAGAGGGTGCTCATCTTTGTCGAAATGAGCTCCACACATTGTCCAGTATTGCTTATCCTCAGGAATCTTTTCACCAAAAATCTTTTTAAAAGAATCAACAATTGTTAACTCTCTTGCAATTTGTTTTGGTTTAGACTCCCAAGGACTTGCAGCAATATAATTAGGATCTTTATAATGCGGCATTAAATCTCCTTAATATGTTTTAAATGAACCTCTAAACTCTTGGACAACTCCCTTAAATGAATCTGGGTTAATCTTAAGTTGATGGACAATATAATGATAGTTATGTTTTCTCAACCAAGAGTATGATGGTAATATTCCATGGTTTTCAGAAATTAAGGTTTGTGTATCCTTAATCGTGATTTTTAATGATTTACTTTCAGTTTCCTTTTTAATATGAGAAAATAAAGAAGGTTTATTACCTCTACAATTAATAATTCTTCTATACCCATTATCAAGTAACCATTTGTAAGAAGGTATTTTTCCTCCATTATTTTTAGCAAGTTTTTCTGCTAATTTAACAACTTCATCTACACTTTCAAAAACTTTACCCCTCTCAATATGAGAAAATTTATCAGGTTTAGAATATATTTGGTTAAGTAGCCATCCAAAATCTTTTCTTAACCATGTAGTGGAAGGTAATCTCCCACCATTATCCTTAGCCAATTTTTCTGCTGTTTTAATAGCTTCATCTAAAGATCTGGTTAGTTTTTCTTTTTTAATGTGGGAGAAAGAATTCTTATTATCACTTATTTGATTAACAACCCATTTATATCCATTTTTTGCTAACCATGTAGTGGGAGGTAATTTCCCACCATTATCCTTAGCCAATTTTTCTGCTGTTTTAATAGTTTTATTTAAAGGTCGTCTTATGGTTTCTCTTTTAATATGAGCAAATTTTTTCTTATAAGTTATCATATTATGATAAACATCATCATATCCATTAGACAGCAACCATGTAGCTGTTGGCAATTTTCCTCCATTATTCTTTGCCAATTTTTCTGCAATGATAACACGATTATCTACCTGACCATAAACTGATTCTTGATTATATTTAGAAAATATTTCTTTATATCTACATATAAAAAATGTTAACCATTTATAATCATTATTAATTAACCATTTATAAGTAGGCAATTTTCCATCGTTATCTTGAGTAAGTTTTTCTGCTGTTTTAATAGCTTTATTTAAAGATCCTTTTTTTACATATTCTCTTTTAATATTTAAAAACAGCTCAAGATAACTATTTAAACAATTTATAATGTTACCATATCCATTCTTTTTTAACCATACATAGGTTGGTAATTTACCTCCATTATTTTTAGTAAGTTTTTTAGCTAATAATACACATTCTGAATTGGACATTGATAGCATTTCTCTTTCAATATGAGAAAATAAATCAGGACTTTTCTTAAGTTGACTATACACCCAATTATAACCATGTTTTTGTAACCAAATGGATGGTGGTAATTTTCCTCCATTTTCCTTAGCCAATTTTTCTGCTATTTTAATAGCTTCTAATATTTTTTTAGTTTTAGTATAAATATTTCTAAATTCAGAAAATGTGTCAGCTCCACAAATTCCTGTTGTAAAAGATAATAAAGAATCATACAATGAATTATCCCACACTTTATCAAAACCTTTTTCAACCATCCAAGAAATATCAACAATTGATGAATCCCATTTATTTTTCATAGGTATTGATGATCTTCTTAAAGTCTTTACAACATATTCAACAATTTCTTCAATATTACCTTCAATACCAAAGTCTTTGATTGAATTAATAATACATTCTTTTGTTTCTGAAGTTGACGGTTTATCAACTATATTCTTTAGAAACATTAGATCTTTTATAACAGATTCAAATAGATCTTGTTTTTTAGAATCATCAATACCAAGATCCATTAAAGGTTGAATTTTAGTTTCAACATTGTTTTTTACAACTGGTTTCATAACAGGTTCAATTGCTTCATGTAAGAGACAACTTGCTGTAAAAGCATTAAAACTTCTACTCATATGAAGTCTTCTTTCTTCATCATCTTTAAACTTTGATTCATAGGGCAAAAACACATTATAATCAATATGAGTTTTACCATAGATATCACGAAGAAGACGACCAAATCTTTGTACCTGAATCCTTAAAGAATTTGAAGGACAAAGATCAATAATACTTTCAGCTTTAACCCAGTCAGTTCCTTCATCAAATAACCTAACTGAAAGAACAACATCAAAATCTTCTGTATCATTAATGACAATCATCTTCTTATCATAACGATCTTCAATTTCAATCAAGTCTAAAAACTTACAATCTTCCCAAACTTCTCTGATTGCTTCAATAACTTTATCTCGAAATTGAAGTTTATTCATATCATTTACTAAATAACCAATGTATGGACAAAAGATGATTGTTTTTCTCTTACCCTTTTGTTTGAAGATTTCTTTGATCTCACTAAAGACATCTCTGTTTTTATACATTACGAAATCATAAGAGAATGATTGAATATGTTTTATGTACTTACTCCAATATTCATCCAATGGTAAATGATATGTAGTGAACTTCTCCAATTCTTCTGGAGGTATAATATTACTTTTGTCACCACGATAAAAGGTTGCTGTTGCAAACCAAATTTTAACATTTGATTCTTCTTGATTCATCATGTGGTGAACCAATGTACCAATTTTATTTGCTGATTCTGTTCCACCATTCTCTGGATAAAGTACATGATGACCTTCATCAATGATAAACATTACATCATTAAAATCTTCGCCTTCTGTGTTTAATTTTGATAATGTAATATGAGTAACCATGGCTATTCTATCAGCAGGGTTATTTCCAAATTCCTTTCTCTTAATAAAATTGTTAAGCTCACCAATTTTATCAAAGGTCCCAATCTTTTCACAAAAATTATTAGAAATATCCCATTCAACTCTTTCACCATCTGGGTATTCTAACGTGATACTTCCAAAAGATTTAGATATCAAAGTTTGAGGAACAGCAATGATAACTTTCAATTTTGGATTTTTTCTTAAAAGTTTACTAACAACAAATTTGATACTGGTTGATTTTCCGGCTCCTGGTGGTTCAGATAAAATGAACCATCTTTCGTTTATATAACTATAAACAATTTTCTGGTTAGGTTTCATTTTATGAATATTAAAATCTATATTCACATCTATACCCGCTTTAATAAATTCATCTTTTGGTTTACAGATATTAAACCCGCTTAAAAATGACATACTGTCTCCTTTAAAATTATAATAATAAGTTTTATCTTAGTTATTAATATATATAGTTATAGTTTTAATAAATTACTACCAACCATCCCTTAAAATAAGAACAAATTAAAAATATATAGTAGATTCATATTGATCATTAAAGGAGTTAGCAATGGAAGATAAAAAGATTATAGAACCAGAAACTATGGTTGTGAATATAAATGAAAACTATAGTGATTTATGTCTACAAGATTCAGTTAATAGTATAGATACCAAAACAAGAAAGCCAGAAGGATATGTTGAAATATATTCTATTGATAAAGATGGTAAAAAAGAGTTAGTTGGAAAAAGTAATTTAGTTTTATTTGCTGGAAGAGAATGGCTAGCTTCAAGATTATGTAATATTAAGAATCCAGACATTGGTCAAGATGAAACTGAGTTTCTTTCGTGGTTTGGACTTGGTGACGGTGGTTCTGTTACTGGCGATCCATTAACACCTACTGTTCCTACTAATATTATGACCTCATTATCAAATGAAATTCCTATAAGTTACACAGATGTTACCTACGCTGATTATAGACCAGCTGTTGGTGCATCGGCTTATTATAAACATCCATTTGACTCAGTTGGGTTTGAACAAGATCCAGCGAATGAAAATAAATATTTAATTCTTAAAGTTACTACTACAATAACAACTTTAGATGCTAATGGTTTTGATTTAAGTGAAGCTGGTTTATATACATCAAATAGTGATGCTGGTGAGTTTGGTGGGCCATTT